TTTACGCGTCGCCGAAAAAATCCCTCGCGTGAGGGTAATATTTCTAAACAGCTGCTTATATATATATTATCTTTAAATAGAATAATATAATAAAGCCTTTAGATTCTAACGCCACCCCATGCAGTCCAGCGTGCCATGCCGTTAGCCATCAGCTACCGCTTCGCGTCAGTGCTAACCTAGCACTATGATTCTGCGGGGAATTTTTAATATGGAAGTTTGTGCGCGCGTGCCAGCCCATAATGTTGAAGTTCCGTGCGGCATTGCACCGCACAAATTTTGGGCGTGGAAAAAGCCCCGCCTGACTGCGGCGGGGCTGGCGGGGGTCTGCTACTTGCCCGCGCCCAGTATGGCTGCGATCTCGCCCAGCATCTCGGTGACTTCGCCATCGCCCGCGTGCTTCTCTTGCGCCTTGCTGATGTACGCGAGCGCGGCAACGATGATGCTAGGGGCTTCCGTGGTCACGTTGCGCTCGGTGCCCGCGACCTTCTCTTTGCGGCGCTTTCTTCCCGCCTTTCTTGGCTCCGTTGGCCGGTAATTGACAGGGCGATAAGAGCGTTGTTCACCAGTCGCCCCGCATCCTTCAGGGTTTCGCACACGCGGGCGTTGACGAGCGCGGCGCGTAGGTCAGCCTTGAACGAATCCCAAGCCTTTCCGTGCGCGATCACCTTGTACGCGCGGGCGAGCTCGATGCGCAGGAGACACGCGCGCCGCGTCCCACAGAGCCTTCGCGTTTTCGAGCGTAGCGCTTGCGCTCATAACGTCGGAGAAGCACGCGACACAGAACGAAACCATCTGTGGCGTCGTGGGGTGAGCGATGCCAGCCTTCTTCAGTGCGGCGGGAACTGCCTTAACCTTGTTAGTCGCTTTCATGTCTTGCTCCTAGTTGACTGTGTGCGGGAATTGCACACAACAAAATTATAGCATAGTGCTAAGTTAGCACCGGGACGGGGCGACGGGGCGGGGAGAGGGCGAGGAGGGAGGAGGGGGCCAGGGTGGCGGGGGTAGACCCGACTTTCGAGCGCGGCGAAACCAAGGGTACCCATAAAACAGGGAACCGTTCGTAACTCCCCCGCCCCAAGCCGTCGACCATACTCCTCATACTTCCTGTACCTGAACTCCCCACTTGACTTTCCCATCCTCCCCAGTTACAAGCCAAGCGTCTCAATCCCCTAGGAGCCCACCGTGGGCCTACTGCTTACCTCCTGATTTGGTTCGTCGTCTTCGCCGTTGTCGTGTACTACGTGATCCCGCTCTTCCCACCCCGACGCACATGATCGCCCGCGCGATCGTCGGCATCGTCGCTCTCTTCGTCTGCCTCTCCCTGCTGTTCGGCGTGCCGGGGATGCCGGTGATCAGCTGGCGTTAAGGGCACATGCCGCGACGTCGAAAAACCTTGGCGTGGTCCGTTGTACAGTGCCGCGCCAAACCTGTACCGAGAACCTAGACCGTCAGCGGGGACAAGTCATGGTGGATGGAAAAAGCCAAGCAAGCGTCACTGGCGGTAAAGGCAACGTACGGACGTACGCACACCTCACCATTCGTGAGGCAGGCAAGATGAGCCCCCGTGGCCGCGCGAGATAGCAGCGTGGCTGGTAAAGCAAGCTGAGACGCTGGTGCGGGATGGCCCCCAGTACAGCGACAACTTCACGGCGCGGTGAATGCGGCGATCAAGGAGCCCGTCGATGCCCTCTAAATCTCCGAAGCAAGCCCGCACCATGGCCGCGGCTGCGCACAATCCTGGCTTTGCCAGGAAAGTTGGGATACCCGTAAGGGTAGCCAAGGAGTTCAACAAGGCTGATCGCCGCAAGCCTGCTGTCGTACGGCGCAGCGGCCGGGGGAGGTAGAAATGTTCGGGTGGGGTTCAACGACCGCGTATCATCCACTTGCTGCACCAATCTGGTCGGCAAATCCAAACCATCTCCGAATCTCAAGGAACGCATCATGGCCGACTGACCAAGCTTCAAGCAGCAACCGCGCGCATCGAGCTCGCGATCACCAACCTTCCCGTACCGCCGCCGGATCAGCAGCCCGAGATCGACGCCATCACCACGCGTCTGGAAACCGGCGCTGCGACACTGGAAGCCAAGGCGACGCCGCCGGCACCCACGCCTACTCCGTAACATGCCTCAACTCACGACGGTGACCCTGGGCAAGTTCTGCAGAGAGCTTGCCTGCGGTCTTTCCGACGACGCCACGCTCCTCAAAGAGTGGGGCCTGACCCCGGAGCAGTACAAGGCGCTCGAGCAGAGCCAGGGGTTAAGCGTGAGATGCAGCTGGTGCTGGACGAGATGCGCGACTTAGGCGCTGATGCGGGGTACATCTACCGCATGAAGTCTCTGGCCGGAGGACCAGATCGCCGAAGTGATCAAGATCATGAAGGACCGAGGCCACAGGTGTAGGCACGCGTGTCGACCTGATCAAGTTCGTGGCTGAGATGGCGCGGGTGAAGGAGAAGCCTGCAGCGCGCGGCGTTGATGGGGGCCAGCGGGGACCGCAGGTGATTTTCCAGTTCGGCGCGGGACTGCCGGTACAATCAATGACCTTGGTGGGAGGGGGTGGTGGCGACAGCTTGCCAGCTGGGGCTTCCAACGAGGCTCTTGTGTCGATAGCGCCCCCTTCCGCCGTAGGTGCCTTCGGACTTCCTGCGGAAGTCTTCAGTGAATAGCGTTGCCGATGCGCAGTACATAGCGCAGGTGGGCGACGACGAGAACATCGTCGTTTACAACCCGACGACAACCGCGCTCAAGTTTCACAACGACGACTCCCTGGTACGTGCGGTGATGGGCCCAGTGGGCTCAGGCAAGTCCAGCATGGCCGCGATGGAGATCGTGTTGCGGTCGTTCCGGCAGACCGTGTACAAGGGCGTGCGCACGTCGCGGTGGCTCGCGATACGCAACACGTACAACGAGCTCAAGACCACCACGATCAAAACGATGATGCACTGGATGCCGTCGTCGATCGCGCACATCAACGAGAACTACCCGCCGATCGCGAAGATGAAGACGTTGCTTCCCGACGGCACATACCTGGATCTCGAAATTCTGTTCCTGGCCCTCGACCGCACGCAGGACCTGGGGAAGATGCGATCGTTGGAACTCACGGGCGTGTGGCTGAACGAGGCGTCGGAACTGCAGAAGGAAGTGCTGGAGTTTGCGATTCAGCGGCGCGGGCGCTACCCGTCGAAGGATCGCGGCGGGTTCAACTGGTCCGGTGTGGTGATGGACTACAACCCGGTGCCCGACGACCACTGGCTGTACACGCTCTTTGAACGTGAAGCCCTCGAAGGTTACAAGCTGTTCCGGCAACCCGCGGCGTTGATCAAGATCCCGGTGACGGTGCACCCCGATGGCTCTCCTGGCGCGCCGGGGGAGATGCAGTGGGTGGGGAACCCCGACGCGGAGAACGTCGAGAATCTGGAAGAGGGCTTCCGGTATTGGCTGGTGCAGATCCCCGGCAAGACCGACGAGTGGATCAAGGTATTCATCGAAGGGGAGTACGGACAGTCCACCGCGGGGCGCGCGGTGTACTCGAGCGAGTGGAGCGACAAGGAGCACATGGCGCAGGCCCCCCTGGTCCCCGACAAGTACCTACCGGTGATCATCGGCTTCGACTGGGGGCTCAACCCTGCGGCTGTCTTCGGCCAGATTTCGCGCACTGGGTCGCTCAACATCGTCGACGAGCTCTTCCCGGGGATCGACACCGCGCTCGACGAGTTCATCGAGTCGTACCTGCGCCCGCTCCTGAGACGAGCGCTACCGGGGCTGCAAGCTGGAAGGGTTCGGTGACCCGGCCGGGGTAGGGCGCAGCCGCTCGACAAGCGCACGCCGTTCATGATGGTGGGTGCGGCGGGGATCGCCTGCCGGCCGGCGCGGACCAACGACTGGATACCGCGTAGGGACGCTGTGGCGAGCTTCCTGATGCGCCGGAAGGGGTTCATCCTCTCACCCCACTGCAAGGTGCTGCGCGAGGGGTTCAATCGCGGGCTACCGCTACGGGAAGATCGCCACCACCGGGCAGTATCGGGCGTACCCCGGAGAAGAACATGTTCTCGCACCCGCACGACGCGCTGCAGTACCTCGCCCTTGGCGTCAAACATACTAACTTCTTCTCTGGACTCACTACTGTTGCTTCTGGAGGGTCGAACGGCACTTCCTTTTGATTGAACCGCGTGATATGGTGCGCTGCCGGTGGGGGCACAAGGAGAGTTCATGGCGCTCGTCGGCAGCGGATTTAACGGGCAGGTGATAGGCGGAGGTGCGCAAGGCACTCCGGCGCAGAAGGGGGGCGTTACCCCCGGATCGAACCTGCCAATGAACGTGCCGGTCACGGCGACACCCGCCGGGTCCAATAAGGGCACACTCGACCCCGGCGGCACTACGCCGACATCAGCCGGGTCTGAACAAACGATCTGCGCCCTGGGCGCGTACGCGCGCTCCTGCTTCGTGCAGGCGATGAATTCGCGCACCGTGATCGACAACCTGCTGTTGCAATGCCTGCGCCAACGCCGGAACGAGTACGACCCGGGCGAGCTCGCGGCGATGCAGAACAACACGATCCTGACCTTCTTCGGGGTTACCGCGACCAAGTGTCGAGCGGGTGAAGCGTGGCTGACCGACATCCTCACAGCAAGTGGGGATCGCGTCTGGTCCCTGGCTCCCGACCCCAATCCCCAACGTCCCGCAGATGGTGAAGGACATGGTGGTTGAGCAGGTGAAGAAGGAAATTCAGAAGTTCGGCGCACCCCTCGACGAGGCGGCGCTCCGGCAGCGGATCGGCGAGCTTGGGGACATTGCCTACCGCGCGCTGATGGACCAAGCGAAGCAGGGCACGGACAAGATGCAGCGCAAGATCGACGATCAGTTGGTCGACTGCAAGTTCATCCCGGTGCTGCAGTCGTTCATCTCCGATCTCATGGTGTACCCGTACGCGGTGCTGAAGGCACCGGTAGTGAAGAAACAACGGCGGTTGAAGTGGGACGGCGGCACGCCGATCGCGACGTCGGAAGCTACGTTGAACGTGGAGCGGGTATCTCCGTTCGATTACTACTTCGCTCCCTGGTCGGTGAGCCCGCAGGAGGGTTACCTCGTCGAAGTCATGCACATGTCCCGGCAGGCGTTGGTGGACTGCAAGGGGATGCCGAACTTCAACGACAAGAAGCTGAAAGAAGCGCTAGACTTTTACATCAACGGCCACCAGGAGTTGACCCAGACCACGACCCAGCGCGAGCAGCTGGAGTGGCAGACGATGCTGACGCTCACCACGGGCGACACGATCGACACGCTGAATTTCTGGGGCGGCGTGCGTGGCGACTTGCTGCAGGGATGGGGGCTAAAGGTCGACGATCCGCAGGCGATGTACGAAGCGGACTTGTGGGTGATCGGCGGGATCTGTGTGCGCGCGGTGCTCAACCCCGATCCGATGAAGCAGCGCCCGTACTACGTGACGTCGTACGAGAAGGTCCCCGGCTCCATGGTGGGGCGCTCGGTGCCGATGCTGATGAGACCGAACCAGCAGATCATCAACAGCGCGTATCGCGCACTGCGCCGGAACATGGGCCTTGCGTCAGGACCGTTCGCTGAAGTTGATCAGTCTCGTCTCGGTGGGCAGCAGGCTCCGGAGGAGATTCTTCCGGCGATGATCAAGGTGGTGGAGCCCAGTCTTCTAGGCAGCGACAAGCCGGCCTACCACTTCCACAACATCGATCTCCACGCAGGCGAGCTCGAGTCCCTGATCAACGAAGAGATCAAGAAGTGCGACGACGCGACGGGGATTCCCGCGTACGCGTACGGCAATCCCGCGGTAACCGGTGCAGGCAAGACGGTAGGCGGGCTCGCGATGCTGATGGGCAACGCGGCGAAGGGGATCAAGCAGGTGATCGTGAACATCGAGCAGGATGTGCTGGAGCCCCTGATCTCGGCGTTCTACAACTACAACATGATGTATGACCCAGATCCTGCGATCAAGGTTGACGCGCAGGTGCAGGCTCGTGGGCCGACGTCGGTGCTGGCGCGTGAGACTGCGGCCGGCAAACGACTGGAGACGTTGCAGGTATTGGCACCGTTTATTCCGACTGGGATCATCCCGAAGTCGGGTATCGCGACGTTGCTTCGTGAAGTGATGAAGTCTTCCGATCTGCCGATCGACGACATCATTCCCGATCCGAAGCTTGAAGAGCAACTGATGGAAGCCGCCGGCGGCGGACTTCCACCGGGAGCATTACCACCGGGCGGTGAAGGCCCTGGGGTTCCGCCCGCGCTAGGTGCACCACCCCCGCCCCAGGGACCAGGGCAAGTTGCGCAAGTTCCGCAGGCTCCGGGGCAAGGCACCGGGCTCGTACCGATGCCAGATGGTCGCAGTGGGGCGGCAGGTCCGGTGGTCCAGCAGTTGAATAACGGGAGAGCGTAATGCCCATCTCAAACCCACCATTGCGCAGAACCGGAACAATGCGCAAACGCCGAAGACGCTGCTGCCGATCATCGTCAATGGAGTAGAGGTTCCCGGCGATGACGGTGTGTTTGGGAATTCATTCCCGTTCGTTGTCCACGATCAACCCGTCACGCTTGTAGCGTCTGGCTTCGTCGATGGTCCGGTGTATCCGGATCAGGTGTAAGTGCAGGTGTCGCCCGATGGAATCACTTGGCAGGATCTGTGGCTTCTTGGATTCCCGGTTCGACTGGAGCCCACGAATTCGCTGATTTGCATCACGATCCCGGGACGCTACCGCATGCGCCGACTGGGTGCTGGAGCGCCGGATATCGGCACGTCGATGGTTGCGGTGTGGTATGGCACGTTGACGCATGAACCTCGCTATTCGCTTACGCCCATACGGGGCGGGTTCGGCCCGCCTGGAGATCCAGGTCCTACGGGGCCGACGGGTGCGACGGGTGATACGGGTCCGACTGGAGCTACCGGGCCGACGGGTGCCACTGGAGATACGGGGCCAACGGGTGCTACGGGTGCAACAGGCCGTGCCACGGGTGCTACGGGTGCCACTGGAGCTACGGGCGCGGGTACTACTGGAGCTACCGGAGCTACGGGTGCGACTGGCCCCACCGGTGCAACGGGTGCGACTGGGGTGGGGACCGCGGGCGCAACGGGTGCAACGGGTGCAACGGGTGCGACCGGAGCTACGGGTCCTACGGGAGCGACTGGAGCAACGGGTCCTACGGGAGATACGGGCGCAACTGGCCCTACGGGGCCGACTGGAGCAACGGGGCCGACTGGTCCTACTGGGCCGACTGGGAGCAACGGGGCCGACAGGTCCTACGGGTCCGACAGGTCCTACGGGTCCGACAGGTCCCACGGGTCCCACGGGTCCCACGGGTCCCGACAGGTCCCACGGGTCCGACAGGTCCTACGTATCTGCCGACAAATTCGTATAGCGCGGATCACACCGCCGATATCACCGAGGCCGGCGGGTCGCTGGTGCATCCATCGTCGGATGCGAACAATCGCACGTTCACCATTCCTGCGAATGGGTCCGTTGCGTACACCATCGGCACAACGCTTACGTTCACCAATTATTCAGTTAACAACCTGTCTATCGCGATTACTACCGATACCATGTATCTCTCCGGTACGGGGACAACCGGGACACGTACGTTGGCGCAGTACGGTACGGCTACGGCGCTGAAAACAAACACGACGGAGTGGATCATTGCGGGGACGGGGCTGTCCTGATGGCGGCTCCTCATGCAGCGCTGTTGATGATTGGGCGTTCGGACCCTTCATCTCGTTCGTCAAGCACCTGACGCACTTTGATGGAGCGAATGGCAGCAACTCGTTTCCGCAAACTATCGGCGCGAATGCCTTTGGTCCTAGTGGGGCTTCCGTTCTATCCACGTCGGAAAAAGCATTTGGGACTGCGAGCGTCAGCGTTCCCAGCAACAACAATGTCAATGCGCCAAGCAATGCAAACTACGCCATTGGCAGTAATGATTTCGTGATCGAGCTATGGGTCCGTCCGACGAACAACACTGGATCACAGGTTTACTTCGACGGGCGTCCCGCTTCTGAAGGTGCGTATCCGGCGATCTACGCGAACGGAACATCGCTGCGCTATTACGTGAGTTCCGCGGATCGAATCACGGGGTCAGTGATGACGGCAGCAGCATGGCAGTACATCGCGGTCGCTCGTGTAAGCGGGACCACGCGGATGTACAGGGGCACTCTCGGTGGCGGGACCGCAGCGCAAGTTGGTTCGAATTACACCGATGGAACGACGTACATAGGGATGCCATTGCGTTTGGGGCAAGGATCTTTCGGTACTGGTCCTGCTCCTGGCCACTACGACGATTTCCGTCTTACCGTCGGTAGTGGACGCGGTTTCACTGGCGCGACGATTCCTGTTCCGACTACTGCATTCCCCAACTTCTGAGCACAGCCAAATGCCTATCTCTACAACTAGCAGCCCGTATACCGGTGCGAACTCGAACCAGGAGTTCGGGGCATTTTCCTACTTCCCGCGGCGCGATGGTGGAGCGGAATCCAGCGTCATCAGGGTGATGTCGCAGCCGATCATCCTCTACGCAGCGGGGCTCGTGAGTGGAGATGTCATCGCGGTGCAGGTGACGCCAGATAACGGGGCGACGTGGCAGGACTGGTACCTGCACGATCTGCCTGTGCAGCTTTCGATCAACAACGTGATGATCGCGATCACGGTGAGCGGCATCTACCGACTGCGCAAGGTAACCGGTGGTTCGACGGCGATCGTAAGCGGAATGCCAGGAACGTTGACGCATGAGCCACGACTGCCCCTGGTGCCGGAGACTGTGATCGTAACCGGGCCGACGGGTGGGACGGGCGCTACGGGTCCTACTGGGCCTACAGGCCCGACGGGGGCATCCGGTACCAACGGAGTGACTGGCGCTACGGGTCCTACGGGTCCTGGTAGTGGCGCGACGGGGCCGACTGGTCCTACGGGCGCTGTTGGCCCGCCGGGGCCCCCGGGGAGCGGTGGCGGTTGTTATGACGTCATGGACTATGGTGCGGTAGGCGATGGAGTAACTGATGACACTGGCGCGATTCAAGACGCGATCGATGCAGCTAACGCGGCTGGCGGTGGCATCGTGTGTTTTCCTGTGGCTCGTTACTTCACGGCTGGCGTGCTGGATCTTAAGGAAAATGTCACGCTTAACGGTGAGCTCACTGGCCCGTGTGAGTCGGAGTCGGACCCTTCGGTAACTACAGTAGCGCCGACGCTGATGATCACGGCAACGTCGGGACCATTCATCACACAGTCAGGTTCGGGGCTTGCGAACACCGCGATCCAGAATCTCGTGTTCGTGTATCCGAATCAGGTGAGTGCCAATTCGCCGCCGCCAACGGTGTACCCCTACACGATCCGCGTGAGCTTGTCGGGGTGCCACATGCGGGGGCTCACGTTCGTCAATTCGTACAACGCGATCCAGGTGAACGCGGGGCGGTGCTTCATTATCGACTGCATCATCGGCGCAATGAACATCGGCGTGTTCATCGACTACGCTGAGGACAGCACGTTCATCGAGCGCACGCGGTGGATTCCGGCGTTCGACTACATGTACGGTATAGCGTTCCCGTCTAACATGGACACGTTCATGGAGACGAGTGGCAGCGTGATGCTGCGCGTGCACGCCTGCCCGAACGTCGTGATGTCGAACTCCGGTGGCCTGGGGTCCCAGCAGTGGGGCATCGACCTTGGCGATTCGGCGTCGCTGACGCCATCGAACAGCTTGGGTGCGGTGTCGAATTTGAACATGATCGGCCCCGGGATCTGCATCCGTGCGACGTCAACACGCAAGACCGGCGGGGCGGAGGGCTGGCAGTTCAGCAACGCGAATTTGTCGAACGATGGCACGACCAACGTGCGGCTCGAAGCGGGCGGCAACGAGGAACCGGAATTGCTGTTCGTCAACAGCGTGCTGCGAGGTACGACGTCTTCCGGCGATGAGTGGTTCTGGAACGCTGGGTATCTCGAGTTTCAGAATACGTGGGGAGCGGATCTCCCCGGGCGCGCATTGTTTTATTTCCCGGTGCCTGTATCAGGTGCCGCGGCGGGTAACCAGTATCCGTTCCCGGTGCAGGTGTTCATCAACGGCACGGTTACGGACGTAGCACTTGACGGCATTTCGACGGGTGGTCCACGCAGTTCGGTGGTGTTGCAACCAGGACAGACGGTCACGTTGACTTACGGGGGCGCTACCCCGTCGTGGTCGTGGTTCACTTTGTGAGGATGTGATGGTTACTACCCATCGATCGTCGTGCCCAACTCCGTCCTGTGGTGGCTGCGGGCAGTGTCAAGAATGCTGCGTGCAACCCACTGGGGCTGTCGGTAACGGTGCCACTGGAGCTACTGGGCCGACAGGTCCTACGGGGCCAACTGGCCCTGCGGGTACGGGTGCAACCGGACCAACGGGCCCCACCGGTCCTGGCGCAGGTGCTACGGGTCCAACGGGTCCAACCGGTCCCACCGGTCCTGGCGCAGGCGCGACGGGTCCAACGGGTCCAACGGGTCCAACGGGTCCTACTGGACCGACAGGGCCAACCGGTGCAACGGGTACCGCTGCCGCGGGTAACGGCATATTGCGCGGGCAAGAATTTCTGTCGAGCGGCACGTTCAATGTTCCTGCTGGCGTATCGGCGATCTGGATTACGGCGATCGGTGCAGGTGGCGGCGGTGGAACGCGTGCCGGCGCGGCCGGTGGCGGAGGTGGTGGAGCAGGTGAGTTCATCGCGTCGTTCCCGATCTTTGTAACGCCCCTGTCCGCAGGTTCCAGTTGTCGTTGGTGTCGGCGGTGCAGGAGCGCCAGCTGGTGGCGGCACGGCGACTGGTGCGACAGGCGGGCTTCAGTTCGGTCGCTGGGTACGTGATCGCTAACGGTGGCTTGGGTGGTGTCGGTTCGACATCGTTCGGCGGCAACGGTGGCGGCGTGGCTGGCGGTATCGGTGGGGTCGGTGCTGGCGCGATCGGCACAGCGGAGAGCAACTGCTACTTCGGTGGTGGTGCGGGTGGTGCCGGCGCTACGACGATCGGTGCGGGGGCGCGCGGGGCTGGTAGCGGCGCGTACACAGGCGCTGCCGGTGGTGTGGCGGTCAGCAGCCAGGGCGGCGGTGGCGGCGGCTCGAGCACGATCTATGGTACCTGGTGGTGTCGGTGGTAACGGCGGCAGTGCTGGTGGCGCTGCGGTGGCGTACGGCTCGGGTGGTGGCGGCGCAGGCGGGCTGTCGGGGATCGACCAACGCGGGTGGTGTTGGTGCGCCGGGGTACGTGCTGATCATGTGGGTCGCGTAAATGCCGACTACTCAATCCCAAGCGTTCACCGCCAACGGAGTGTTCGTCGTTCCGGCGGGGGTGTCGTTGGTGATGCTCACGGGATTGGTGGGGGCGGCGGTGGTTCGGCTCCACCACAGAGCAACCCAGGCAAAGGGTAACTCTGGTGGCGGCTCTGGTGAGTTCGTGCATCGACAGCCGTTCAAGGTCACGCCGTTGGCGGCGATCACCGTGGTTGTAGGCATAGGTGGTGCTGGAGGAAACAACGCAGGATCGGTGCCTCTCGCGCCGGGTGCTAATGGTGGCGATACGTTGTTCGGCTCGTTCATCATCCGTGGCGGCGGAGGGGTGCGCTGAGTTCTGTCACTTCGCAACCGATGAGCGGCTACGGTGGTGGGGCGTTCGGTGCGCCTCGCGTTGGCGAGAAAACGTCAGGGGCGCGCGGGTTCTTCGGATCTGGCTACCGCATCGGCGGTGGGGCGGGCGGTGGCGGCACAGTCCTCGACGCTGGCCCCCCGGGTGTGGGCGCGCCTGCGATCAACGGCTGGGGGTCTGCTCCTAACGGCGGCGTGTTCGGGGGCGGCAGTGGTGCATCGTCGCCTTACGGGATGGGCGGTGCCGGGGGTAACCACGCAGGCGGGGGACCGCACATCCCTGGATATTCAGCGCTTATCACAGCGTACGGCGCAGGTGGCGGTGGGGCGGGCGCGACCCATTCGTACATCCTCACTCTTGGTGGCGACGGAGCCCCTGGATACTTGCTGGTGGAATGGATTGCTTGACAACTTCGAACTGCTTGCCCATGATGGGCGCGGCTCCAGCCGTCGCAGGGGCGTTCTAAGGAGATGATTCCCATGGCATTTGGTGGCGGTACCTCCCCTCCGCACATGTTGCCGAAGCCTACCGTCGCTAAGACGAGTCGGCCCCTTGGCAAGCTGTCGGTGCCTAAGCCCCAGGGCGCAGCGCCCCGGCCGGCTCCGTCCAGCACCTGTTGCGGACGTAAGTGAGAGCTCCGACTGCTGATGAACGTGAGGCAATGCAACGCCTCGCGTCGCGGCCAGAGGGCAGCTGTTTGTGGCATATCTGAGAGAGGCGCATGAACACACTCGTGACCAGCTGGAAGCGCAACCCGATGCAGTCATGCTTCGGGTCGCACAAGGCCGGTCGCAGATTCTTGGTGCGCTCTTAAAGCTATGGAAACCGTAATCCATTCGATATCTGGGCTCCCTTGAGGCCCCAGACAGGAGAGAATTCAAATGGCTGGTGTCCCCTCTGCAGCACTGCAACGACGCGACCGCGAAGCGGCCGAACTAACGGCTCGGGGTATCGATCCGAATAGTGGCGCTCCCGTAGCGGTTCAGGTGGAGTCGCCTCAAGCGATTACGCCTACTCCGTCGCCTGCACCTGCGACCCCAGCGCCCACCGTACAACCGATTCCGGCGGAGCCTGCACCCGATGCAGGGCGTATTCGTCAGCTGGAAGAGGCGCTATCTACAGCGAACGGGCGGGCGTCGGCGGCTGCGGCTGAAGCGGAAAACACCAAGCGCCAACTCGAAGTTGTCAACCAGAACCGCACGTTCTTGGAAAACAAGCTTACGGAACAACAGGAGCAGCTGGATGCGCAGAAGGCGCAGATCGCTGAACTTGCCGACAAGCAAGGATCGGAAGGGGTGTCGAAGGTTCTTGAGTCGCTGAAGGACGCGGATATTTCGCCAGCGATGAAAGAGAAGTTCGATCCGGACACCGAAGACTACGTGCGTCGCATTTCGAAGTCGCTTCTATCGCAGGTTCTCAATCCTGTGGTGGAACGGTTGGCAGTGTTGGAGAAGGCGCTAGGCCGAGTGAAGGTGCTGGAAGAAGAAGTTGCCCCCGCTGCAGAGCGCAGCGGAAGTCACGACAGCGCATGCGATGCAGGCTCGGGAGATGGAGTTTTTGCGGACGGAAGTTCATCCGTACTTTCCAGATTTCGAGACGGTGAAGAAGACTTCCGACTGGCAAGCCTACCTCGCGAAGGATACGGGGAAGGGCTACACCATCGGGCGTTTGCTTAACCACTATCGCGGGCTCTCGGACGCAGCTTCGATTCGGACGCTGATCGGTGCGTTCTACGACGACCGAAAGGTAGCACCCACGTGGATTCTCTGGCGGTCCCTGGAAAGACCGGCGCAGACGCTCCCCCCGAAAAACCCGGTGCCCCCAAGATCAAGGCATCCGAGTATCTGGCGAACCTTCGGAAGTTCACGTCGAAGCGGATGCCGAAGCCGGAGTGGGAAGCGTTTCGTGCTCGTGGGATGAGTCTTATGCCACGGGCAATGTCGAAATGGACGCAGAAATCCGGTAACCACTCAAGGAGCTACACATGGCCGTCCCGCAGCTGCTGGGTATCCCCAGTATTCGGGATCACTGATCCCTCCGATGTTCTCGTCGAAGTTGGTCGAGCAGTTCTACTGCTCGTCAACGTACGCGGACGTCACCACCACGGAATACAGTGGTGAACTCAACAAGTGCGGTGACCAGATCACCTTCTTCCGTTCGCCGCGGGTTCGTATCCGTCGCGGGCAGAAGGACAGCACGATCAAGCACGACACGATCGATACGTGTCCGGTCACGATGGTCGTCGACCGCGAGCTCGAGTTCTCGGTCAAGATCTCGAAGATCGACGTCAAGCAGATCTGCAACTGGGATGCGTGGCAGACGTCGCTTCTGAAGTCCGCGTCGTACAACATCGGCGAAGCCATCGACCAGGAACTCCTGGCCCAGATGTACGTCGAAGCGGACCCGCAGAACAAGGGCACGACGGCCGGCGTTCGTACGCACTCGTACAATCTCGGCGCAGTCGGCGCACCGGTCGACATCACCGCTGCCAACATCTGGCAGGTGCTCACCCAGGTAGCCGGCGTGCTGCGCGAGCAGTGCCTGCCGATGGAAGATCTGTTCATCGTGCTGCCCGACGTGGCGCTGCCGATCCTGCTGAATTCGCCGATGCTGTCGGCCAATGCAGGGCTGGCTGGCGCGTGCTGCGAAGTCGCATCGAATGCGGTTCTGAACGGGAAGATCCCCGCCAAGATCGCCGGGTTCGATGTGTACATCTCGCACAACGTGTTCAGCACGGTCGACGGCGGCGACACGGTGTACGAAGTTGTTGCCGGTTGGCGTGGTGCAACGGCCTTCGCGATGCAAATCGAGGAGACGCGCATCATCGACAACGACAAGGATTCGTGGGACATCTACCTCCAGGGCATGACCGTGTACGGTTCCAAGGTCATCCAGGCGGAAGGGCTTGCGGGCCTGTACGCGACGTTCGCCTAACCCACCCCCTCATCAGGAAAGGAATGCATCATGGCTGAGTACAACCTGTTCATGGGTGGGCTCGCAGGCAACAGCAACAACCGGATCGTCCCGCAGAACTCTCCTTGCGTGATCACTGGCTATGCTGACCACCAACGTCGCCGGTCGTATGCGGTGACGCGCCAGCTGGACTTCCGCCCCCGTACCCCGGATGGCGGCATCGATAGCGTCGTGGACCAGAAGGATTACGACTGGTACCAAGCGCTGTTGGCAACCGGTGTCGACGTCGAGGTGGGAGACTTCATCAACCTCATCGTCATTACGCCGTACAGCCGACTCGAGTACGTCGAAGCACAAGTCGTGATCCCGGTCACCGGGCTCGTCATGACGATCTGCCGCCGGCAGGACGTGTGCGTCAACACGCCGCCGACGTCGACCATTGCGCTGACTGCGGGTACCAACTCGCCGCTGGCGGTCAATGCGATCGGTGCGGACGAAGGCATCTTCTTCAGCGCTCAGGTGCTGCGGCCACTGCGAACCTGCTGGAGACGTCGATGATCGCGTTCGAAGTCACGGCGGTGCCGGGTACTTCGGCCGCGGACGGCGGCAACCTGGGCGGTCTGTTTGTGATCGCGCAGGCGGAGTCGTCGACTGGGGTTCGTACGATTTCAACGGTAACGCGTAATCTCCCGTGGTGTGCTTTAACCGGCGGGGGCGCGAGCTTCCGCCGTCTTTTTAGGAGGGGTGGGCATGCAACCGCAATCGGATGTTGGCAAGTATGTGACCGACGGCAGATGGTGTACCCGTACAACGCGTACCTCGACGAGATGGTGAAGTCGGGGCAGCTGCAGTTCTGCGCGAAGCCCGATCCGTCGACGCACAAGATGGCAGACAAGCCGGTGCTGTTGCGTTCGCCGATCACCATGTCACCGGATGAACGGCTGGAACTGTCCAAGCGTTGGGGCGTGACGCTGAACGAGCTCACCAACATGAGTCCGCAGGAATTCGCGGCGGCGGAAGCTGAACACGCCAAGGACGCAGCGGTACCCGAAGTGTCAGGGCTCCCGCAGGCGTAAGCGATGCTACTCGCCGGCACCGTCGTAGCGGCATGCAACTTCGAGTTGGCTGATCCGGAGTACGTTCGGTGGCCGAGTCGGAGTTGCTTGTCTACTTGACTGGGGCCATCGCGCAGATCGCGGCGCTTAAGCCCACACTGTATTACAGCTACGTCCCGCTGGGGCTGGCTGCTGGTGTGGTGCAGACGGTTCCGCAGGAGTATTCGCATCTCATCGATATTCTCTACAACCTCAATTCCGACGGCTCCCCTGGCGATTCCATTAGTCAAGGATCGTTTACCGCGGCCCGTGCACTTGGACAGCCATCATGCGCAGGCACGCGTGATTGGTAGGTATGTGGTGCGGTCCTATACCATACACCCCGAGAGCGATTCGTCTTTCTTCGTAGATCCTGCTGCGCCGGAGAGCTCACCCACGGCGGCAGTCATGGCGCTCGTACAGCTGGCCCCCCGTCCGACTACCGCATTGACGGACGCAGTGGTGAGGCCAACACGACGCCGGAGATGTACCAGGAAGCGTTGAAAGACTGGGTGCTGTATCGTGCGTTCGCCAAGGATACGGAGTCGTCGGACTCCCAAGCTCGGTCCGCAAGCGCACTACAGCAGCATTCATGCAGTTCCTCGGGTACCTCCGCGTGATAAGAACGCGGTGCCAGTAGCAGCTAGTTCCCGGGAGACTGTAAGTGGCGCGTCTACTGTCTGAGTTCGTTGGCGAGACCCAGTACGAGGGCCATACCAAGCCGGCAATGCCGTTGCTGAGGATGCCATTCGCCGCACGATCATCGATCTGTGCGAGCGTGGTGGCGTCTGGCAGTACGAGCAGGAATTCGAACTCCAGTACGGGGTAGCCGATTACCCGCTCCTGGCACCTGAGCAGACGCGCGTCGTGTGCGTCAGCTGGTCGACGTGCAGGGGCGCAAGTTCATCGCGACGCAGGGTAGCTGGACGTGTGCGTGCGGGCCGTTCTCGGTATCGGTGCCTAACGCCAAGACGCTCATGCTCGCGCCTGCGCCGTACCCGACGTGCCCATCGTGGTGCAAGGTGTCGATGTGGCTGGCACCGCTGCAGTCTTGCTGCGAGTTCCCCGACATTCTGTACGAAGAGTATTCCGACACGATCGCTGACGGCGCAGCGTCGCGCCTGTTGATGCAGCCGAAGCAGGACTACACGAACATCGGGCTCGGCCGGCAGCTGAGTCTGCAGTACCAAATCGGTGTTACGCGAGCGAAGAATAAGCGCGTGATGGAGCACACCACAGGACCGATCCTGATGAGGGGGCCTACTTTTGAGCGGCGAGAACTGCGGTACGAACTGCTTCATCCCCCCGCCGTTGTATCCGGGTCCTGGCAATCTGGACGCGGCGTGGTGCGTGTCGAACTGCGGCCCGTGCGTTCCGATGCGCAGGCGCTATGCGGATTGCGATTACATCACGATCACGCCGGCCGTAATCGAAGACGTTCATTCGGTTGCTGGCCAGCCCGCAGGACGGCACCAGATCGATCCGGCGCGGGTGGAGATTTACATCGAGATCCGCTTGCGTGGGTGCAACAACCTGATCGCGTGGCTACAACGCGTTCCAGCGTACGGCTACCGGATTCGTCGGCTTCTACTGGGATTCGACGTTCACTGCGCAGTGCCCCGGGCTGTACGTAGGCGATGTGTTCGTGACTGCAAGTATTGCTATCTCGATCCTGTTCCGCATCCCGAAGTGCGAGATGTTGCGGACGGCTGCTACAACGAGTACACGCTAGAGGACTGCGGTCGTGGTGAGTGCTCGATGCTGGACACGGTGGGTAGGGTGTGGTGGGCGGCTTGGCGTGTGAGACAGACCCCGCCTGCAACGGAGTGCGGGTTAGCACCACCGTACTTCGAGTCATTGACCCGGTGGTACCGCCTGAACCGGGAACTGTAATCTTAGCTGCACGCCAGCGTTCCATATCGCGGGCGACGATATCGTGGGTTCAATCTAGGAGACGGACATGCTGGTCGTTCCGAATTTTGCGCGTACCACCCTCCGCGCGCCGATCACCCCGTCGAGCACGTCTCTCCCGCTCGCTCTGGGCGGCGGTGCGTATTTCAACATCGGCACCGGAACTACGTGTACCTCACGATCGAGGACGTAACTCTGGTCGAGATCGTCAAGTTCACAAACACCGGCATCATCGTGAACGACACGATCACCGTGGAGCGTGGCCAGGACTTCACCACGGCGAAGTCGTTCCCGCGGGCGCGTGCGTCAAGGTTGCCTGGAACAACGCCCAGGTGCAGGCGCTCGTCACGCAGACGTTCATCAGCTTGTTCGATTCGTCGGTGATCCCGCCGAACACGATCCAGGTCGACGACGTACCGGCGCAGGCTCCACACGGCCAACGTGATCTATGCAGTGTGGTACCTGCAGCATCGCATCTGGTACTGGAACGGCACCAGCTGGATCGAGCTCGGCAACATCAACCAGGGGCTGCTCTCTGGCTCGGGAGATCCGTCGGGGACGCCGAACGGGAACGTCGCGTTCTATGTCGACACCGACACGGCGGCACTGTGGTACTGGGATGGGTCGGCGTGGATGCGCATCTCGGGTCAGGGCAGTACCGATGAGTTCTGGGTGCGCGGCGCGATGGTGAGATTGTACATCCTCCCGTCGGAGAATCAGGTGGAGCTCGGCGTCATCAACATGACGAACCGGTACCGCACCTACCCGAACGCGTGCCTGCGAACACCATCCTCGAAGTCATCGACCAGGGCGGGCAACCGCGCACGACGCTGCTGCAGGACGCAGCGATGGAGGTGATAGTTTCGGTGGTGGTCAACTTCGGCAGCGATCCGGTGCCTGAAGCGGTGCTCGAGCTCGTGATTTCGAACAGCTACGACGCGAGCGTTTGTACGGCAACGCGGCTCCGGTCGACCAGGAACTTCCAGCCGAACATCACGCTGTCCGGCGTCGACCGGAGTGCAAAACCAGTGGCCGGCGGGCACCGTACATATCGGCGGCAATCCAGATCTACTCGTGGGCGCTGTAGGCGCGGGCCCGTGGGCCGATGCGCACATCGTGCAGGGGAGTAGCACAGAGTTCCACGTTGTGGAAGCGGGGGTGCCGGGCCCTAATGCCTAGTCATCCGCAATCCAGAACAGAGGTGGGCATGTGCGCCGCGGGTATCCCCCGCGGCTTTTGCCGCTCGCGGCTGCGCAGATCTCTCAGTATGTCCGACAAAGCTGTGGTCGGGTGAGGTAGCGGCGTTTTCGCATCCGGCCGCGCGCTGACCGATCGAATGGCCGTGTGATCCGCGCCTGTGCGTACGATCTTTCAATATCGAGGAGCGTGGCTGGGCATGTGAAGACGGACGTCCGATGTGGTGATCGGGGTTCACGCCGAATGGCGTCGGTCGAGCTGGGTCCGCCTCTAACTACAGCGGGCGACGGGGTGCCCGAAGGGGAATCCAGCAATCCGATTCGCGCGGTCGGAAGCGCCAAACCGCCAACGTTCGGCCTTTTCGCTCTTGGGGTGGTACCGAACGGACGCACGCGCCCATCATCACCACGACCTCCCCCCTGCGCTCGCCCGCGGTAATTTTCGTACCTAAGGTTTTTACGTGGGTCACCGCTTTCGGTGAGGAGAGCGTACCGACCTCGCGCCGTCAGATCCTGATCAAGCGTTGCAGATGGCGAGGCTTGCGGTGGTGGACTAACTCCGCATCCGCTTCCCCGTCCGCCGAACGGTTACGCGTGTACGGATTTACCGCAGGCGATGGGGGGCCCATTCAAGCTTCGATGCGACGCAGACTGGCCGGCCGTTCGTAGGAGTGTGGGTCCGATGAAGCGACGAAACGAGGAGATTCAGGACAACGAGCAGCTACAGTCGCAGCACTGGTATCCGCCTGACCGGCTCGTATGCAGGGCTTGGTGGGTACGCCCGAAGGTGGCTTCCTCGCGAGGGTTCTGGGGAAACAACGTCGGCTTCTCCGTGCCGTAATCAACGCGCATGCGTGGCCACCGGAGTTATGTCCACGACGTTTCGACTATCCTGTAAGGTCGGGCTCGGCACGTTCGGGATCTACGATCGTGGTGTTTCACGACTGGGTAGCGATCGTATCAGGTCGACGGCATGGACCCAACGAATCTGTCTGTTGGAGCGGAGTGCCCCGGATGCCTACCCCAGCGTGGTCGATAGCAATCGATCTCGACTGGTGATCGTGGGCGTGTTACTACGCGTGCAGAGACGGGGCTGGGGTTTGTAGGTTTCGGGCGGCTTGCAGATCATCACCAGGACTTGATGAGGCGAGGATGACTGGGCGCTGGTGGAAGCCACGGTGACGATGCATGGCACTGTGTATCGATGGGGAGGGTACTACTTTTATTGGGCCTTTTGTTTTTTTCGTGGTGACCGGCAGACCGTCCGATCCTAAGCAAACGAGAACGGCTCGGGATTCATGCCCGACATCAATGATCGAGCGACAGGTTCGATCTGAAAAGGGCACTCCTCGTTACGAATTCCGTTTGTAACGCGGACGGCGGTCTTCGTGCGGCAACCGGATGTTTTCGACTGCACTACACGCGGGTCCCAGCCTCCACCGTCTCGACGTTGTAATGAGTGGGACAAGGGGCAACGACCCTACGAGGAGTATCAGTGGGCGGTCCGAAGCATGTTCCGGTGTTCCCGTATCGCTCGTCGCGTTTTGCAGCGGCGAAGGGTAGTGGCCACGATGCGGGGATGGCGCGGTATGTCGTGTGCGATAAACTCGAGGGGGCGTGTAATAGGACGTGCTGTTTCGGAGCGGTGCGAGATGGAACGGAACTGCGAGACCCGTTCCGGCGAGGACCGGTGCGTTGGGCAGCGTACGGCGTGGACGGTCGAGTGCAGGGGGCAGCGGACATGCAGGAAGGTGCACATTGCCTACCAGTTATGCAGGCTCTGAGGGAGGGAGACTGATGTTGCAGCGGCCGGCTGAAAATTCCCGCGGTGGACCGTGACGAACGATCAGAAGATCCGGTCGGGAGGCTCGATGCCGGTGAGAGGCGTAACATCGAGATCTCTAACGGGATGCGTGGTAGTGGGGTAGGGGTGAAACCAGGACGGTTGGAAGCAGCGATCGTGTTACCCTGGAGATGCTGATTAACGCGGGTGTGATCTCCCGAAGAGTCAGGCCCGCTCCGATGTGATTATCAGTAGCCGTGGATGCCTAGAATGGCTGATTTGGTTGTGGCGAGAATCGAGCGCTGCATGAAGCGGAGTACGCGAAGGCGGGTACGTGGAAGGGGGTGTGGGCGCTTCGTCGAGCCCTCGCCTGCGCGCGACGGGCACGCGACAACTCCAGAGGGTGCCCGTGTGCCTTGGCTGGCTACCGGTCGACGGGCACACCGGTACAGAGCGCCGCTGTGCTGCCGCCGGCTGCGAACGAACGGGATCGCCGCCCGGCTCGAGCTCTGTCGCTTCGTCGGCAGTACAACGTCCGGCTTGTATCGAGCAAGGGCTCACCGCGCGGAGATGTAACCAGTATTACGGCGGCGACCAGATCATGAAGGAATTGCAGAAGTATGATCCGGGTGCGCACTGGGCGAGATGTGGCCAAGGGCGGTGGTGAAGGTGGCTTCACCTACAGGGTTATGGGTCAAGGAAGTTCGTCGTGAGGGCGAGGCACGCCAGGACAGATCGTCGTGCCCACGTCGAAGGTCAGGGCAATTGATCCTGCTGAATCTGCGGTCCCTGGCGAACTGGGGCACGGGGATGGGGGTTGAAAGAACCCTAACGCGTGTGTCAACGATGACGTGGTAAGGCAACGTAACTGCACAGCGGCAATGTCCTGAGTGCAACAGGGCAAGCTTGACAAGGCCGCTGGCCAATACATCGCTGCGTTGATCGGTATGAGGCGGGCCTGCGCTGGGTGCTGGCAGCTGCCTAGGCGCCGGGGTTGTGGTGGGCGTGGGGCCTTACGTCAGCGGGTTACGGGCGGGGCGGCAGGACTTGGTGCAGGCAGCCAATTCCCGGAGGCGTTGGGTGCAGGGTCCTTCGCTGGCAACACGCCCTGGTGTGGGCGACGTCGGCCGTTACCAAAGGCGCCTAATGAACTGAACACGGCGTCGACAAAGACTACTGGAAACACGCCTTACGTCCATCGGGCCGCATCCTTCAGCGACTACGGCGGGTAGCTAGCCCGCCGTTCTGGGTTGCGGATGAATCGATCGACACCGGAGATACGGATCCAACGTTGTAGGGCTTGCGGTAAAATGGTGGTGGTGCGTTCGCCTTCGTGCGAACAAGCTCAGCGTTGGATAGCTGACGAGTTCGCGATGATCCGTACGGCTTTTCGAACAGGAGAGGGTGATGGGCAAGTGCGTGGATCTTGGTTTTGGCGCTAGCCATACCGACGCGCAGGCTGGCGAGCGAGTGCGCGCGGGGCGCACCAGATCTTGGGCTTACCCAGCGCGTAGGCGGTGATGGTGCGCTCAGCACCCCGTAGCTCGATCCGTTACGTTCGACCGCGCCGGGGGATCCGTATCCGGTATCACGTTTCCCCCCCCCCCGGCCGGTTGTTGAGCCGAAGGTGGGGGGTTCTCCGCTTAACACGCCATACCGGCGTGGACAGCGAGTCGTAACCTGATCTGACGGACCCAACGTAAGCTGGCGCGCATGATCCAGGGTACGTTTCCGATGCGTCATCGAATCGACGCGACCGTGAGCGTCGCACGTTTACGGTTCTCCGAATGCTGGTTCGAGCTTCGCCCGGAAGATGAAGCACTGGCGCGGGCGATGGCCAGCGCGCGTGGATTGACCTCATCCGCCTCCTCCGGCCGGAACCGACGAACGCTGTGGTGGATTGGCGTTGGAGCTCCCGTACCCACGGACGGCTCCGAACACGCGCACGCCTACACCGCCTGGCGGCTACGACACCAGAACCAGACCCGGGGTGATGCGCAGAAGAATGCGCAATGGCATGCGGATCTTGACTGGGTTTGACGTCCGCTCATCCCGTTGCTGTTCGGCAAGGAATGCCGTATGGTAACTTCCTGAACAAGGGCCTGAATTCCAGTGGGGCATAGGAGCAGCGTGTGCTGTAAGGAAGGCCCGCCCTTGTTCCGATAGGCAGCTGTTCCGAGCAAGCTTGGTGCGTTCTGGGTGGAACGGGTGGCCCGCATGCAATACAACCCGATCACCGGCATAGCCGATGGTCCTTGGCGGAGGTGGCTTCGGTGCCGGGACGGAACGTTTGGACCGCCTAGCCCCGTTGACTACAGCCCCGGATTATTGGAACGACCCAGGGCAGTGTGGATAACGGACGTGGTACCCCGAGACGGGTGGATTTGATTGGACGCCTGGAATGATCCCTTCGGATCGGTGGTTGGTAGGAGATCGCGATGCCCGATGTGGACAGGACTACTCCGACAGTATCTCTGGTGGTGCGTTCGGCATCACCAAAGGGCTTCACGGCGCGGCGCAGAACCATACAAGGCGTGGGAAGGTGTACGGCACTGCGGAACCATGCCAACGAGCGATCGGAGATCACGCTTGCGCGATCTGCAGCTGATGCAGCAGGCCGCTGGAAGCCCAGCCCGAACGATCTACGGCAACGCGGCGACTGCGCGCAACACGGCGAACCAGCGTGGCTACGGACGAAGGGCAAGCTCGACACTCTCGGCAACGGTAGCGCAACCTCGATATCAAACCAGCACTATCGGACCCGATGGTGAGATGTTCCCAGCAAGCCGACGGCGGGATGACGCCTGCCGGACCCGGAGTATCGACAACATGATTCGCAGTTCACTCGGGTACCTAGATCCGACGGGTTGCGAGGAAGTTCGTACGACTCGTTCGGCGTGGAGAAGATGCAGCAAGAGGGGGGATTAACGAACAAGCCGGTTTTTACGGCTCCGGTATTGCAGATGGCGCAGATGCGAGGACCCCGGTGCGACCCCCCGCTGCAGGCGCAAGCCAGACGGCACGATTGTAGTGCTGGCGTCTGATGGCGAAGAGATGCCTGTATCGCCCAAAACTGCTGACCAAGGTCGCGGGCGATGCTGGGTGCGCCTACACCGATAGACGCGGACTACAATGGGCTTACCAGCGAGCAGGGGATTCCAGTGTTGGGAGACACGAACATCCAATTTGTTTTAGAAGCGTTAGACGCTAGGGGTGATATCGCCCAACTAAGGCACTGGCTAGTGTTTGGATCAGCTTGCGTTATTGGCTACGACAAAGACATCGCTGCGGGCTATGGCGCAGGTCAATACGATCCTCAAGGTCCGACGAGGAACAAATCGGAATCTGATCCGGGGTGGGGGGCGCGGCGCGTTGCGGGAAATGCTGCGTGAAGCCGATGCGTAGAGCATAGACGGCGCCGGGCGAGATAAAGAGAAGGTAGATGGTCTATGTACGGCTCAGGTAGCAGGGACGAGGCAACGTTTCCTGGGTCACGCAAACCGCTTGCTCCGCCGACACCGCGGGGTTGCGCCGACAGGTGGCACCGAAAGTTACGACGCGCTCCCCCCGCAAGCGACCGGGGCTAAAAGCCTGCGGGTATTGCGCCGCGGCCCCGGGCGGGGCCGATAGCGCCCGGGTGAAACATTCGGGCCGATGTAGATCGGTGGTGTGGACTGGTTTTTTTTTTTTTTTTTTTTTTTTTTTTTGTTTTTTTTGTTTTTTTTTTTTATTTTTTTTTTTTTTTTTTTTGTTATTTTTTTTTTTTTGGCATCCCAGCAAGATCCGATGGGTGGCGTTCAGTCGATTCCGCTGGGGAGTCAAGTAATGGCCTACCTTCCGGCCGTACACGTCGCAAGAGATCGAAGAAGCGCACGCGCTATACGGGCTCGATCGCCCCCCCCCCCCCCGGGGGGGGGGGGGGGGTAAGGTGGGGGGGGGGGGGGGGGGGGGGGGGGGGGAGGCCCCAAAGGGGGGGGGGGGGGGGGGGGGGGGGGGGGGGGGGGGGGGGGGGGGGGGGGGGGGGAAAGGTAAAGAAAGGGGGGGGGGGGGGGGGGGAGATCGTGAGTGGACGCATTCTACGCCGGCGGAGTCTTCGCGTGGTACCAACTCCGAAGGCGATGGAACCGCGGTCGGTCCAAGCGTAAGCGTGACTCCCACGATCGTGCGCGGGCCATCTACAAACCAGCTGGAGGATGGCACGACGTCAGACCTGATCCGCAAGCACAAGCTGGGCAACGTCGACATCGACGATCCGACGTGCACCTGGATCTCGCACTGCGTTTGATGCGGGACTTGAAGGACCGCTACAACGGCGACCTGTCGAAGATGGCGGCGGGCGTACTTGGGCTTCGGTACCGATGAGCTCGGCACCACCGACTCCGCGTATGAAGAATAAGGTCTGGCGGAGATCGAGCGTATCAAGGCGAAGAAGGCGAAGGATGCCACCGACGGACATCAATCGACGTGGTACCCTACGTCCACGCGCTAGGACCACTCCATCGTCCCGCTCAACGACATCGCACCGTTCATGTGCAGGGAGGCCAAGCCGGATAATCTTCGGGTATTCGGAGCCGATCCGCCGCTGGCTGGTGCGGACCGGGGGTGGGCAGGGTGCGAACGCTTAAGTGGAGCGATTTGTTTGCGGTGGAACGGGGCTAGGGGCTGCAAAAGGCATTTGCGTTGCCGACCGTCCAGGCCACGGACCGGTGCGCGGATCACTGACGAAGCGGGAATGTGCATGCGTACAACCAAAGCCTTGTTGAAGACGAGCTATGTTCACGACATTACTCCAATGCCTGATTCCTTTGGATACATGCCCACAGGGTTGTGGGGGGACTAGTACCGCGCGAAGCTGGTGGCTTGTGGTGCCAGATGAGCCGCGCGTCAGCAGGAAATTCTGCACGCCGGCAACAAGCATACACGACGCCTGGCTGCAGCGAGCAGCACGCCCTAGGACGCAAGCGCAGGAACAGGGAAGCACATTGGCCGAAGCTGAACGAACATCGTCGACTGGCCGACTATGTACAGGCTGCGGGCGGAGTTCTCCACACGAAGCCTACGACGATTACGTCAAGCGGAGCGCGGCCGTTCCACCTGCAGCGAATGGGGTACGCCCCAGATGAAATCAACACGTGCAGAGTTTCATGAAGCAGGGTACCGCGCGGAAAGCGGATTACGGTCGGGCTGGGAATCTTTGTGAGTCGTTCACGGTGGCCTTTCGAGCGGCCCTAATGCTATAGGTGCAGCGAACAAGCGAATGTAACGGCGATATTAAGATGTCGCACAGCGTGCTGTGGCCGCTGCTACCGATACGCCAGTAGTCCCCGCGTGGCGTTGATCTGGGCTCGTCGTGCGAGTGTGGGAGATCCGCAACGCGCCCAGTGCTTGGAGCAGCTTGTATACGACGCTAAGACTTCCTGTCGTCCTGCTGTGCAGGAACCGATGGGCTTTGCTTAACGAGCAGTGTATCAATCGCTCAAGCGTTTCCCGTTATTGGCGCTGTTTTGGCAGCGTTGCTCGTACCCTCTCCTGGCGCAACTCCTGCGGCGACGGCGGCATCTTCGTTCGCGTTGGACACTGGCGCGGAGTTGCTGCAGAACATAATCGAAGAAGCGCAGCGGCAGCACGTTGACATAAACGACGCTGTGGCAGTGCAAGCGATGTTGCAGCAGCCTGGGGTGTACGCGCGGTTGCGCGAGCAGGCTGCGGCGCACGGCTTCGGTACCGCGTCCTTCGATTCTGCTGCGGCTGCTGTGTCGCTGGGGATTGGCCGGGTGGCTGCAAAGACGTTACGCGCGGGGCGTCCGCTGCGTGCGGGCGGTGCGGTGGCGGGCGGGCTTGGCGCAGGTGCGGTAATGAGCGGTGCGGGCGAGGCGACTGGTAATGTACTCGCAGGCAAGCCGTTTGATCCCGTGCCGTCATCGACGAAGCGCTATTGGGATTCTTCCCTGACGCCGTGCTCGAAGGCGCTGGTGCTGTACGTGAGTTTCGCAATCCATTGCGCCGCCCGTTCCGTGCCCGGTGATGTGCCGGAGCTCACCGATACGGTAGGAGACTTCGAGGAAGGGGATCTTCCCGGTTCGTTCCCCGGCGTGCAACCGCCGTCAACGTGCTGCGTGGTCGCGCGCCACCCATGCTTAGTGTGGGCGAGAGCGGCATTGAAGAGATCACCATCCCGCCGGTTCCTGGCGAGGTGCCCGGTGAAGTACCGTCGACCAACATCGACGTCGGTGTTCCTGGCATCGAAGAGATTTACGATTCGCGCGCCGGCCGAAATCATCACCGATGCAGAGGGTCGCATCCTCGCCAGTCGTAGGCTCGAGTATCAGCCGAATCCTCCGTTGGTGGCGGGCCCGCTTGGTGTAGGTACGCCGGAAGCAATGGAGCAGGCGCAGTTCGAGGCGCGCAATGCGCCGGAGTTCGCACAGCTTGATATCCGTAATCCGGAGAACGTGAATCAGTGGCTTGCGGACCACGGCGTCGTGCTCGAAAGCAAAGAGCAGATGGACGCCATTGCGAACGTAGTGGCGGCACCGGCAACGCAACGGCAGGCTGCGATTGCGGATTCGATCGACGGGCTCGCGTTGTCCCGCGAGACAGGTGCGGAAGCGTTGACCGATGCGCTGATGGCGATGTCGCGCATTCTGCCCAAGGACCCGGTTCGCAAGATCAACATCGCACAAGAACTCAACATTACGCCGGAGCAGGTGCCTTCGGTTGTTGCTTCAGCGCTGGCGCTGGAGATCCAAGCAGCGATTGAAGGAGGTGTCACCAATGCCACCGAACCAACTACGGCGCAACCAACCACCCCCGCTGCAGCGGCGATCGAGGCCGACGACGACCCCCTTGTTAAGGCCCCCATTGTCCACGCCCGACGCGGGCTTACCCGTGGAGAGTCCGTCCCTTTCGCCGATCTCGGCTCCCTCGCCCGTCAACTTGGAGGGCTTGGATCTAGCCAAGCTGCAGGCAGTGCTCAAGCTCCTCAAGTCCAACCCGGAGGTGGCCTACGTGCTCGCGGCCCTCAAGCGGGAACTACAAACCGTGGACTCACCCGAGAGAGCGGCCCAGTTGCTGGAGGAAGTGAAGCGGGCAATCGAGTCGTCGCCGACGATACTCGCCGCCCTCGAGGAAATCGGGGCCTGAAGAAAGCGGCGGAGCGCCAGCGCCAGATTGATCTGCCGGTGATGACCAAGGAGAAGTACGAAGAGACATACCCTGGTCGGAACTACGATGATGACCTGAACGACGTTATCGACAGCAATCGTGAGCGCACCGCGGACGAGTCAGAGTTTTTGAATGCCGGCCAGTTGCAAGCGTTGCGTGGAGATACAGCCTCTGTACTGCAGTATTTGGGCAGCGTTATGCAGTCACCCATGGCGCGGTTAGTCGCAAATCAGATCCGTGCATTGGGTTTGAAGTTGCCACCCATTACGTTCGATGCATTTCATCCTGATGCAGCGACGTATCGTGTAACACGCCTGCGTGATGCGAATGGTGCAGTAATTGGGACTCGGCCTGAGATCATAGTCAACCCCAACACCGCGTCTTTGGAAGCTGTGCTACATGAATACGTTCATGCTGCGACGATGGGGCTGCTGCTGGAGCCACAAACAGCGGCACATGTACAAGCACGTAAAAAACTGGAAGCCCTGCGCGCGTACGTCGAGGCGCGCGTACCCGGACTTGCGGGTACCGATGTTGGGTATGGGCTGACCAACGTATACGAGTTCGTCGCCGAAGCGTTGACGCGGGGTGCTTTTCAGAAGGAGTTGAATAAGCTCAAGTTGCCGGGTACCGCGACGACGGTGTGGCAGGCGTTCAAGCGGCTGGTGATGGAAATCCTCGGTATCGAGAAATCGGATAGCGTGCTGTCTGAAGTTTTGTTGACGGCGAGTAACCTATTCAGCGGCGTGCAGTATGGGCCGACTGGATTTGCGCGACGTTCTTATGAAATGCGACCGGGGTCTAAGGCCGATAGTATTCGTCTGGATTCTCCGGCGAAGCTCGCCGAGAAGCGGCGTGCTGCCGTCCCCTCGACAGCGATTGTAGGAATGAAAGACGGCGCACGTACGTACATCGCGTACCAGCCGAAGGGCAAGCCCGACGCAACGTATACCCTCTACGCTACGGTCAACGATCCCCGTGGCGACCCAGCTACGAAGATCGAAAAGATGACCCGTGCGGAGGTGGAAGACTACATGCGCGCCGCCGGGTCTGAGGTAATCGCACCGGCCGCAGATACGCGCATCACGCCGGGAATACCGACGAATACTGAGAAGCGCTTGGTGGGCTTTTCGCCGGAGGGGGATCTCCGCGCAGCGGGCGTTCATGCAGAAGGACGGCACTTGGACGTACTACGAATCTGAGGGTGACGTACGCACCGATCCGGATGCGAAGGTTTACAAGGGTCTGTCCAAGGATCAAGTCCAGCGGTACATCAACAACAAGGGATTCGAGACTACTGCGCCGAAGGCTGGCACGGTTAAGCCATCGTCGAATACGCCCACCGCGGTCGGGTATGAACCAGTCGGCAACTTCCGCTACAACTGGCAGGACACGCTGGCCCCGGTCAAAGCGATCGGCGATGTGCAGCGCGCCGGAGGTTTTCGTCCATCTGAGAACGTAGGGGTTACCGCAACGCTGCGCAACACACGCGTGCAGAATGCGCTGACTCGAGCGGAGGAACAATACGTAAAGCCAGCGGCGAAGGTAGGCCGCGATATCATCGAACGCTTTCGGTAAGACGCAGGAGGATCTCGAGGAGACTACGAAGAACCTGCACATCATCGAGCGCATGACGAAGAAGATCCACCAGACGATGCGTGGCAAGGATGACATCGCTACGCAAAATAAGCGTAATGGAGAGTACATAGCGAAGCGCACTGCGGCAGAGAATGCGCTGACCAGCGAACGTAATTCAAACCCGGCGTATGTGCAGGCTGTGGAGCAGCAGTTCGCGCCTAGGCTTCGGGCGTTGACTAACGCCATTACCGATATAGCTGCGCAATATGGTCGCTATTCGCGTGACGTTGCGGAAGCAATCAAGGCGTCGTACGATTACTACGTACCGTTGCAGTATGGTGAGAAGACTACGACGGGCAAGATCGCTACCGGGCTGAACGTCAAGACGGACCAATCATTCCGGCGCATTGTTGAGCAACTGCATCGCACGATCAACCAGGGAGAGACGAACCGGATTACCAAGTCCGTAGCGGATCTAATGCGTAAGAATGGTGTGATCAACACCAAGGCAGGGAAGAACGGCGAACCGGTGGGTACGGTGGGGACTGGGGTCAAGGTTACGTACGACCCCGAAACGGCGTCGTTGAGCGAGACGATGGACAGCCACATGTTCGATCCAAACTCGACGTTCTTCTACGAGAACGGCCTGCGAGTGCCGATCACGATCGCTAACGACCCGGTGCTGTTGAAGGCATTGTCTCCATACCACGGCGCGGATCGTAATAGCGCCATCACAGCGTTGATGTCTGTTTCGTCGTGGATGAATCGGCTGATTGCCGTTGGTAAGACGTCGGCGAATCTGGCGTTCCCCTTCGGCAACGTGCAGCGCGACATTCAGGCAGCGAACGTCAACCTGCCCCCGGGTGTATCGCGCGTTAAGTTTAATGTGCAGCTTGCCAACCCGGCGAATCTGGCTGAGGTGACGAAGAACGTGATGGCGGAGTTGGCGGGGCAAGAGCCGACGGGGCTGTACAAGCAGGCGAAGGAAGACGGCGCGTTCATCAGTCATCGTGATTACGTCGGGCTCAAGGTACTCACCAACGATCTCGATACGTACTTCAAGCCGACGCAATCGTGGCGTGGGATGAACGCGATGCGTAAGCACGCGCAGTCCAAGGCATTCGAAGCTATCTCGCTGGTCGCGCAGATCTCAGAATCGGTGCCGCGGTTCTCGATGTACAAGGCAGCGTACGACTCGTACATGGGTGGGCGTCCGGACACGGCGGAAAACCGTAAAGAGGCGCGCCTGTTCGCAGCACATGCGGCGAAGACCGCATCGGTGAACTTCGAGCAACGTGGAGCGAACAATCTGTCGAGTTGGTGGATCTTCGGCAACGCCAAGATGCAGGGCTTGACGGCGCTGGCGCAATCACTCGAGCGTATGGGTGTGAGCAAGGCAGCGGCGGTGCTGGCTGGTATCACGCTGCTCGGGTACCTCATCGGCAACGCGCAGCAGGACGGTGATAAGGACAAGGACGGTAAGCCCAAGTCGGTGAAAGTGTCGGATCAGATGAAGGACAACAAGGTATTCCTGAAAGAGGGCGGCTGGGCTATGTCGCTGTCGCAGGAGATCTCGCCGTTCTACGTGATGGGCCACGCCTTCAGCGAATACAACCGCGGCAATACCAGTGGCGCGCACACGGCATCACGCATCGTGACTAGCATCATCAACAACGCGTGGCCGGGGAATGTACCGCAACAGGAGGTGGCAGGGCACAAGGCTGACGCGTGGAACTTCCTTCTGCAATCGCTACTGCCGTCCGCGATACTGCCCATCGCGCAGATCGGCAACGACAAGAACGTGTTTGGGAATCCGATCGTTCCTGGCAAAAAGGAGAAGCTGGCTCAAGGGATTCCTAAGTCAGAGATGGGCGGTGCCAACGAGAACGAGCTCGCGGTGAACGTGGCTCGAGGACTGTACCGCGTAACGGGTGGGGCTATCGACATGGCTCCGCAGGAGCTCAAGCTGCTCCACAACTACTTCGATCCGCTGACCGAGACGTACGCATTCATGCGGGATATCGCGGGTGGGCGCGAGTCCAAGTACCCGGGCGATGTGGTCAATCCCATCATGCGCCGGCTGACTGCTAACGCCACACCGTTCTACGATCAAGAGCAGTTCGACGAATTGCTGGCTAAGGCCACACGCGCCAAGTTCCTCGCGGAGGGTAAGCCAGGAGTGGCGAAGGGGCAGGGCATCGCCAACCTGTCGCCAGAGGACCAAGTGCTGGCGCGTAGCGCCGGTATGTTGAATAAGATAAAGTCCGACATTAGCAGCATGTTTAAGGGCTCGGGGCTAATGTCGAAGCAGCAACGAGACATCCTTAACGAGCGTGCTAGAGAGCGGTTGCTTGAGGGTATTCGGAGGTATAACGAAATGCGGGATCGAGCGATCCCCCAAGGAGATTGACATGGCTGGCAAGAACCCGTTTGCGATGGGCGACAAGGGCAAGGCCCCGATGGGGAAGAAGGCGTACCCCAAGGGCGACGACAAGATGGCGATGATGAAGAAGAAGGCCAAGAAGAAAAAGTGATCAATGGCCCCGGCTCGGCTAGTGCAAGGCGGTCATCCCCACCTGATACCTTCCTGCTGATGCCCGGGGCCACCCATCATGTCTACTATATGGAACGTTGAGTCGTTAAGACAATACATCCTTGACTTACGGGCAACGGATCAACTCGCCGTTACCGAATTCAAAGAGCAAACGAACAAGCGGTTCGAGACTGTAAACGAGTTTCGTGCCGCGCTGTCTGATTCTACGAAGATCATGATGCTGCGCACTGAAGCGACTGCCCGGTTTGATGCGTTAACGGCGATGATCGTGGCATTATCTGCACGCATGGATCGACGGGATGGGGTGGATAGCGGGGGTAAGGACAATCGGGCGCTGTTGTTTAGTATCCTCAGCGTTGCTGTTTCAGCTGTAGCAGTCGTAGTAGCTTTCTTTCGTCAGTGAGTGATGATCTTGGATCTCGAGACTACCCTGTACCTGCTTAAGGTTTTCATCTCTGCATTTCTTCTGTGCGGAGGGGTGCTGGTGTCCGTTGTTACCTGGATCGTAATCAAGAACTACAACAAGGCGGAACATCTCGAAGCGCGGATGGCGCAGCTGGAAGCGAAGCTTGAGAACGAGTTTCACAAGTTCGGGGTGTCGCTATCGGAAGTGCATCGCATGGTCAAGGATGAGCAACACGCGATCGAGCTTCGGGTCGTGAAGCTGGAGCCGAAAGGATCGGACTAATGGGTAAATACGTTCCGTCGTTTAATGATGTACTCAGGTGGTTCGGCAAGCTGTTCCGACTGTGGCCGGCGTGGATCATGACGATCGGCCCTGACCTGGGTTATCTACTCAGTGTCTCCACAACAGGTACCCGTCACGCTATACAAAGTTCTTTTGTTGACTGCTGGGGCGATCCTCGGATTCTGGGCACACGTCTGGGCCGAAGGACACGTTGACGAGCTCGCGACAAAGACGCTACAGGACGCAGCGAAGAATCGTCGCATGGGGTACATCGTCGGCGGCATGATTGCGTTCGCCCTTGCTGCGTGAACTACCGTACCACCCAAGCTCTACGACTCGCGTTATGGTGTGTCGTAGCTCTGATATCGTGGATGTTCGTCGCGTTCCCTGCGCAGGGGCAAATCCCGCCTGATGCGGGTAAGTACAAGCGAGAGCTCGTGCGCAATGCACGCATGGTATGGGGGCTCGATGCCCCCATTTCTACATTCGCTGCCCAGATCCACCAAGAGTCAGGCTGGCGTGCTGACGCCACCTCCCCGGTGGTGCAGCTGGCCTTGCTCAGTTCATGCCGTCGACCGCGGGCTGGATCAGCGGGACGTACAAGGCGCTGCAGGACAATCAACCGAATAACCCCACCTGGGCGATAAGGGCGCTGGTCGAGTACAACAAGTGGCTCTACGACCGGGTACCCCCCTCGTTCAACCATTGCGAACGTATGGCGTTTGTGCTATCTAGCTACAACGGAGGGTTAGGCTGGTTGCAGAAGGATGTACAGCTAGCCAAGGTGAACGGAGCGGACGTAACGAGGTGGTTCGATAATGTAGAGAGGTTCAACAGTGGGCGCAGCGCGGCGAACTTCAAAGAGAATCGCGGCTACCCTGATCGCATTCTCAATACTCTTGAGTATCGTTATCGCACTGATGGCTGGGGATTACGTCATGCTAGGCTGGTTCACGGGACTGGGTATCTGGATCAAGGTAGCTATCATCGCAGCGCTCCTGGGCTTGGTCGTAGGTGCGGTGTGGTACATACACCATTCGATCTGGAAGGACGGCTACGTCGCGGCGGAAGTCGTCTACAAGCCACAGGTGGCCAAGTTGCAGCAGGACGTGAAGGACGCACAAGCCGATACTGCGAAAGCCGTCGCAATCAACGTTACGTTTAAAGCTGAGAACGATCGGCTGGCAGGGCAGGTGAAGGAGCAGGCAGCGTCGATCTCGCAGTTCGAAGCCGACGCCATCACCGCACAGAACAAGGCTCGCGCCGCCATGGCCCAGGTGATCCGCGAGCAGGCAACGAACACTCGCAACCGGGCCGAGATCAAGCGTCTGCAGGACATCGTGAACGGACCACCGCTGACGGAGAAAGACTGTGAAGAAGCTGACAATATTCTGCGTACCCTTCTTCGTGATGGCGTGTCAGTCGGTGCCGGAGCAGCCACGACTCCAAGTAAGTGAACCGCCGAAGGTCATTACGGTTGAGAAGGTTGTCGCCAAGCCGTGCATCACCGTCGCGGATTTGCCGGCTGCACCCGCACTAGTTACGATCGACACAGGCAAAGCGAGCACCGCGCAGTTGGCCGCGGCTGCTTCGATCAATGCGCGCGAGCGCGAGGCGTACCTACGTAGGTTGGAAGCCGTGCTGCTGCAGTGTACCAAGTAATGGTCCTGCTTCGCCGCAGACCAAAGGGTCGTGGGGGCCCGCCGAAGGGGATTCCCGCAACGCCGATTCATCGTGACTGGACGCGCATCATCTGCGTGGCCAGCGGCCCCAGCTTCAGTATCGAGCAAGCGAAGATGCTTCGGTCGATGCAGCGCATGACCTTTGGCTGGAAGCTGATGGTGGCCAACAACTCCTGGGAGCGACTTCCCGATGCCGATATCTTGTACGCTGGTGATTGTTCCTGGTGGCAGGTACATCACGCTAACGTCGTTCATGGATTCCACGGGGAGTGCTGGACCCAGGATCGCTGGTTCGCCCACCGCTATGGACTCCATCATGTACGACATAGTGACGAGCCTGGGCTTTCGCGTGCGCCGAATCTCGTGTTCTCCGGGGGCAATAGTGGCCATGTGCTCCTGAACCTCGCCTACCTGTTCGGGGCCAAGTTAGTGCTGCTAGTCGGCTACGATATGCAGGACACCGACGGTATGGCGCATTGGCATGGTGAGCACCCGGCACCGCTGAACCCGGTGCGCAACTTCCCATACTGGATCAACGCCATGAACAGCATGGCACCGGAGCTCGCCAGCGAGGGCGTGCGGGTGATCAACTGCACTACGTCAACAGCGCTGACGTGTTTCGAACGGGAGATCTAGAGTCATGCCTATTGATGTGAGGCACCGGCCGATTCACCGTGGAGCGAAGCCGTTGCCCAAGGCTGAGGCGATCTCGGTGCACGGCATGCACGGGCTGGGCGACAATATTCATCAGAGAGCCATCGTGCGTCAGCTGATGGAGCGCAAGCCGGTGTATCTGGAGACACCCTGGCCGTCGGTGTACCACGACCTAGTAGGCGAGCGCCTGCATCTCGTGCCCAAGGCCACGGCGCTGCGCACGCAGGCTAAGAACGCCTTGCGGGAAGCTGCGCGCTACACCGCCACCGCGTTGCCCTGGACCCCGATGGAGATCCGCGTGTGGTACACCGGGGCCGACGTGCGCCGGTACGGGTCGATCTTCGCGGCCATGGTGCACAACGCCGGCTGTGATATGGCGACTGCGGACTTCCGACTGCCGGTGCCGGAGCCCTGGCTGCGGCTCGCCGATCATCGCATCGATCGTTTCTTCACCACCAAGCCGATCATGGTGTACCGGCCTCTCGTTGAGCGTACGGAGTGGGAAGGGTGCCGCGGCCGGAACCCCGACGCGCGGGCGTACTACGACATACTGTATTCGTTGCGGAAAGACTTCTTCGTGGTATCTGTTGCTGACTTAGTACCGGACAAGGAGTGGATCTCTGGCGTTCCGATCATCGCTGACGTCGAGCTCCACCACGGTGAGCTCACGTTCGAGGAAATGGCTGCGCTGTTTGGTTACGCTGATCTCGTGTTCTCCTCCCCAGGCTTCGCGCCGCTCCTGGCGCAGGCGGTGGGCACGCCCAGCATCACCGTGTTCGGTGGGCACGAGAGTTCGATGACGATCAAGGACGGGGCCAAGTTCGCACCTACGCTGGGGATCGACCCGATCGAGCCTTGCAACTGCTTCGATCACCGGCACGCACACAAGAAGGCGATCAACGTGCCGCTCGCCATCAACCGCGCCCTTACCTTCGTGGAGGAGCATTGCGAGTTGCCCTGATTACCCCGTTGACCCTGGGGTCCGGATTCCAACCCTGGCTGGTACATGATCACCGCCGGGATCAAGGCGCTGGTGCGCAAGGCGGTCGCTGAGGCTGAGTTCATCACGGTCGACATGATGCAGGACAACGCCGTGCACTGGGCCGCTGCAGCCACCTGCGACGTTGCGATCATATGCGGCAACCCGCGGTTCACCCTGTCTGACGATGCGTGGTGGGAAGGGGGGATCTGGCTGCGCCTGATGGCCCTGCAAGCGGCCGGCGTGCGCCGTGATCGACGGGTGGGCTGGGTCAGCGTACAGCCTGGGGGAGCCGTCGGTGGCGGTCATGGCGCAGGCGATAGCGGAGAAGCCACGCAACGTGGAGTACCTGAAATACGCCAAGGCGATCCACGCGCGCATCACCCGCGACAACCTGATGACGGCGGTCTATGGGCTGGCCAACGCCGACTGCAAGCAACTGCCTTGCTCGAGCTATTGGGCGCGGGAGGAGATGCCGGTCGGGAACTTGCAGCGGAAGTACGACGCGATCATGCTGGTGGGGATGTGGAACCGTGCGCGTGCCCGGGAGGTGCTGGTCGAGATCCGCAACCGGATGAACCGGCACCTGCCCACACGGCTGATTGCTTCGACCTGGGACGACTACCTGTGGGCGCGCGGCGAGGGGTTTGCCGACGTCAGGCTGATCAACGACGCGCACTCCCTGCTCCGGCTGTACAGCAGGTGCGACCATGTTCTAGCGTACCGGCTGCACGCGGCGATCCCAGCTGCATCCGTAGGATGCAAAGTACGCATGGTGGCGATCGACACGCGCGCTACCGCGTGCGAAGAGTTCGACATCCCGGTCACCCCATGGAACGAACTGGAAGATCGACCATTGATATTCGAGTCGTGCACACCCCCCGACGAGGGCTTCGTCGTTCACACCCTGAAGGAAATGCTATGCCGATGAGGATGAACCACCGCCCGGTGGAACGCAGGAAGGTCGCAGCTGGTGTCTCCCAGGCGCTCACGCCGCTTATCACCCAGGGTGCCGCAGCGTGCGATCCCGATGCCGGTGATCGACTGGACCAACCGGCCGCGGCGGTTCATGAACCCAGGCGAGCTCGAAGTGCTGTGCGGGTTGATCTCCACGGTGAAGCCGAAGGCAGTGCTGGAGTTCGGGAGTGAACGTCGGGCGTACCGCACAGGCGATCTTGGAATACGTTCCAGGGATCGAGCGCTACGTGGGCATCGATGTACCGCAAGGGTTCGTCACGCCGAAGGAAGTTCAGCGCGGCGAGGTGCCGGATCGGCCGGGGGAGTTGGTGATGATGGACCGCGCTTCCAGCTGCTGTTGCACCCGCAGGGCTCCGCGTACGTGCACCCTACGGATCTTCCGATCTGTGACGCTGCGTTCATCGACGGGGACCACTCGCGATCGGGTGTGCTGGCCGACACGATGCTGTCGTTGCAGGTGGTGCGTAAGGGTGGATTGATTATCTGGCACGACTACCACACGCTGGGAACGGTGGACGTCAAGTCGGTGCTGGACGAGAAGCAGGAGCAGGGCTGGCCGCTATTCCACGTTGAGAATACGTGGATCGTGTTCATGTCGGCGTGAGAGTGGGGGGCTTGGCGCGCTTAAGGTACGCCCCCCTGGATACCCAATCATGAACCCCCGTGGAGGGGGACCCGAGCGCGCCTGCGGGGCGACTACTTCGGCCAGAGATTCTCGTATAGCTTTGCGTTGGCTTCGATGCGTACCCGGTGTTCTTCGGGGAACTGCCGCATCGACAGCGCCTGTGAAGCTGCAGCCCCGGCGGCTTTCTCGTCAGCCCACCATGCGCACGATGCGATGAGATCCAGCAAGCGCCATTCGTAGACATCGGACTCGACGAACAGTCCTGGCAGCATGTGCTTACGGAACCCCGACACCAGGGCATACGCAGCGCGTGGCTGGTGGTTACGACGCAGCCAGTCAGCGGCATGATACAGGGGTTCGACGCGGCCTACGTTCATGTCGTACGCCTTGAGGTATTCAGAGATTGGGTTGCGGTCGCACCAGTCTTCAATGCGCCCTAGCATGTACTGTGAATACCAGCGCTCTTGGTAGTACCCACCCATGTCGATGCGCTTGCGGTAGTAATGAGCGGCGCTCTCAAGGAAGTTCAGATCCTTGAACGTCTGCGCCGTGTAGAACACGTAGCGCGGCTCTTCGGGGTAATCCATGCATGCCTTGAGCAGCACGTTGAGATCTCGCTGTTGTACGTGCGGATCGGTCGCCCGATGCCCGTCTTTGTGTACTAGGATGTGCGGTCCTGGTACCGCTGGAACGTTTGCATTGGGATCTTCCAGCATCAAGATCTCGTGGATCACGTACTGCCACGACGCACCCGTCAGCGAGTTGATCAACGCATGGCGCGGGTATAGCAGGTTCCCGTTGCGTACGTAGATCGAGTACAAATCAGCGTTGAGCGCAGGCCACCCCCAGCCATCCGGCGTGATCAGTTCTTCGTCAGCGTCAATGCCGCACAGCACGTAGTCTCCCCACCTACGCGCCACGCCGAGAACTAGGTTACGGTTGGTTGCGAAGTCAACCCATGGCCCCGGCACTTGAATGACCCCGTACTCCTCGAGGATCTTCGGCGTGTCGTCGGTAGACCCGTTGTCATTGACGATGATCTTGCTGATGCCTGCCTTCCTCAACGAGTCGAAGCAGCGACGCAGCACCGGGGCTTCGTTGCGGACGATCATCGCAGCTACGATTTCGATCATGTGTTCTCCAAGTCACCGCCGACTACATCTTCAAGGGCTTTAGCTACGTCCAGAGGCAACACTACATACGGTTGCTTGTCTTGAGTAGCGGCATTGATTTCCTTGCATAGCTTTTCATACGCTTCTGAGGGAGTCACGCTGCCTCCTGAATAATGAAGCGACGATCGGTGAAGATGTCGCACACATGCTGCAGGGTGGTGATCAGATCCACGCGCCGGCTGTAACCTTGGCCAGCGGGGAGCACGATACGCCCGTTGGACGAACGCAGGTGGAAGTAGAACTTCCTATCCTTCTTTGACTTCCACACCTCGATCGTCCCCTTGCGCTTCTTCGGTACCGCCGCCTTCTTCGCCATTGTCATTTCCTTTTGGTTTGTGATGGTTCAGTGCTAAGTTAGCACCCATGGTCATTTGATTCATGAACCCGGGAATGATGTGCCCCCACTTCTCACTCACATGCATCAGCGTGACCATGAATACCCCGCATGCTTTCGCCACGACTACATGGTCCACACCGTCGAACAGTTTCCACATCGCCTCGTACAGCCCCGACACCTGCCGCTGCTCTTCGTCGGAATGTTCTTCGACCGGCGGCGCGGTCTTGTTGATCTTGTCTACATCTAAGCCCGTATCCATAGTATCGCTCCTGTGATTATACACGTTACGACCGTACCGACTGCTACACCTCTAAGGAAGATACAGTAGTAGCAGTCTGTGTCTCGAATGAGCGGCCAGATTGCCAGTTGAATCCAGTACCAAAGACGGTCCACGCTATTCCTCGGCAGGCGGCTCTGTTGACACGCTGGATACTCCGGCAGGATGGCGAAATGTGCAGGCACTTGCGCGCCATGCTAACCATGCGTAATGCGTGTTGGCAGATTGATACCTGCCCTCCGCAGCACACCGGCCTTCGAGGAGACTTAGCCCCTTCATGCGAGCCCACGCCTCGAACGCGTTGTGATCTATCTCCTCTGGTACGGGGGTAGCGGTATCGATCATCGTAGCTCCTAGTAATTCACCGCGATGTAGTAGTCGATATCTGCCGAGATACCGGTGGCAGGTGGCACGCCCCAGTACGGGAAGTGGTGGAACCCGTGGGTTAGGTGCAAGCCCCGTGTCGGATATTCCCAGCGCCCGCGCAGGTACTTCGCGTAGTCGATGACTGGATCAGTCGGTTGTGCAAGCGTGAGTTGCGCGATGCCCTCCGCAGATCCGGAGTACAGTACCCGCCCATTGCCACACCCCACGCTGGCCGGATAGCCCAGCGCTTCGTAATAACCGCCGCGCCCCTGTGATGGGATCTTGTCGCCAGCAAACAAATTCTGGACCATCACGGATTGGCCGCTAGGCAGGAACGCTTGGGGAGCGCCATTGGTGACTGCGCTCCAACCAACAACGAACGTCGTGCCGCGTGGGAGGGTCGTGCCATCCGACTGCGCGATCTTGAAGAAACGGGTGTTCGAGTCGGTGGCCGGCGTGCCCACAACGCGCAGGCGCGCTCCGGTGATGGCGTCGAGTTCGTAAATCTGGCGCATCGCCCAACTGCCGAATTGGAGCTTGCCGTCCTGCAACGACAACCCTTCAGGACATACACACGGCTGCGCTTGTATCGCTGCATCCGTTCCTGAGCGCACTATCATGCGGTTAATGTTAACGGTGGCCAGAGGCAAGCCTTGTGCAAGCACACGCTTGAAGGCACCGGTGTTCTTGTCGTACACCGCAATGCGGTTGCTCATTCGCTCGCTGACGAACAGGTCGCCACCGTTTGCGTTGGGCGAGCACTGCACGTCGAACGGGTCGAGGATGTTGGTGATGAATTCAGTGACGATCGGCGGTGCGTGGGTTGTCGCGCCGAACTGTAGTTTGAGGATGCGATTGTTGCGGGTATCGGCGATGTAATACACCGGTCCTATACCTAGATGCGGTTGCTCACCTCCGATCGGCGGAGCGGTGGGGTCTAGCGCCAGTGAGTCAGGGTCCCAGCATCCACCCCACGCTTCCCACATGCCCTTCTTACCGATAACTCCGCTCCAGTCGCCGACGAGTACGAGGTTGCCTTGGTCGTCATGCTTCCAGCCGACAAGCGTGGTGATCGTGCCGTCTGCATCGAGTCGGCATAAACGCCACGGCTGCAGGAAATAGTCGTGCTGGTTGCGCCCGGTCTGGATGTGCGTCGCGAAACCAACGGTACCTACGCCACGCGGACCATCGCGCAGTACCACAGTGGGGAGCTCGGCGATAAGGTTGAAGTACGCGTAGCTCTGACTGTTGAACGTGTTGAGCACGCCCTCCGTATAGCGCGGACGATGGATGTCGTCATCACCTTTGTATGGAACCTTGTACTCGCGATAGAGCATGGACGGCGTGACGTTTCCCGGCCAGGGTACATGCGCACGCGGCGGTAGCGGTTTGATCGTCGGGTTGAACTCCGCCGGCACCATCGCCCACTTCCCCGGTTGAGGAGAATGCAGTAGCTCGTACGACCCCGCGACCACGGGCATCATGGTTGGCATCGGATCGGCCGCGCTCCCGCGGACCCAGATGAACCAGGACGGTGAAGTTTCCGGCACTGGGCAGTCGATGCGTGCACGGTACCAGCCCTTCTTCAGCCCGGTGAGGTCGACGTCGAACGACGAGGACTGGACCGCCGTCAGCAGCGTTTTGGTCGCGGTCCGCACCTCCACGTTCGCGGGCATCTCGTAGATGCGTAGGGTGTACGTGGGGCCCTTGAGCATGCGTGTCGCCGCGGCACCCTTGCAACCGAACGGCATCTTGACCGGCGCGGAATTCCACGGATCGAATTTCTGGAAGCGCTCGTAGTTCCCATTCGTGCCGCACCAACCGTTCAGTGCGACGATCATGGTCGAGTTCATTGGCTCGATGGTGACCACCGGCATAGCCGACACCGGAGGCGGCGGAGGCGGAGGCGGCGGAGGCGGAGTTACAACCGCGGTGTCTTCGAGGGTTACTACTTCTCTGCTGGAATCGAATACGACTTTCATGGTTTAACCTCGTCAGTCAATGTCGGTATCGCTGGGTCATGCCGCAGCTTCGCTTCTTCCACTTCGATCCACTTGTCGAGGAAGTGCCGCGCCTTCTTGAGATCCCACACGCCATCTTTGTCCCGGTACCGCACGATGTAGTTCAGGATCTGCGCGGCGAAAGGGTTCATGTTCCACACATCGTACAAATCCCACGGCTGCAGGGCGTACTTGTTGTAGTGACTGCCTTTTATTTGGTGACTATTCGCCGACATCATCGCCCCTTGATCAAGTTAACAACGTCCTTCGCTTTGTTCATGTTGAACGCACAGCAGATGACCCGTGCCGGAGTGCCTAGCTTGGTGAACGCGGCGAGATCCCTACGCTCCTGATCCGTAATAAGCCAGCCCTCCCGCTGTGCGTCAGCGATGAGCAGGCGGAAGTCCAGGTTCTTCTCCGAACAGTACGCCCTTAAGAACTTACGGTCAACCCAGAGCTCCGCCGTGTCGGTCACGTATCGCATACGCACGTTGACATGGGTTGCAGGAAGGCGTAGCCCGGTGACCAGCTTAAGCTGCCCCGACTGCGTAGGTGTATCGGTGTCGACCACCAGCACCGACGACTGGTTATCCTGCACGAACTGATACAGCGAGTGGTTACCGTGCACCTCGTCGCTCAGAGCGTTGCGTTGGTAGAAAAAGTGATCGTACGCGGCGGGCAGCAGACGGTTAATGTCATGGTCGATCAGCCCCAGCTGGTTCGCAGTCAGCGCGCCGGCAATGCACACGGTAAGAAGCGATCGCCAGAACCGCTCCTCGTTCTCCATGCCGAACCGCTGCACCAGCTTCTGCTCTACATGGGCTAGGAGTATCTTGAGCTCTCGCTGGTGATCGACCACGTACTGGATGTACGCCGGCATTGCATGGCCGTAGTTGTCGTAGACCAGTTCGAAGATCTTGGCGTCAGCGTAGCGCTGCTCCTTCGACAAGGCGGGGCGCACCACGTTGAACTCGAACACGCGAGCGACCTGGGCCTCACTGTTGCCCTTCATGGTCTGCGCCAGCTGCTGCAACGACACGTTGCCGGAGGTACACAGTATCCCGGTGATCGGCGGTAGATCTCGAGTCTGCCCGCTCGCACCTTGCATGGCCTTGCGCCCACTCCCCAGCGTGGCTTCGAACATCAGCTTACCCAGCGTCTCCGGGGGTATGGCTGACGTCTCATCGAGGATCGCCACGTTGCCGTTCATCGCGGTCAGGTACGCATAAATGGAAATAATAGTAGTGTTACCGGTCCAGCGGCCATTAGGATCGCGAGGGTTACCAGCCCCAGATAGGAGAAGATCTTGGGTACCAGTTTTTCCGTGCCCACTCCCTTGAGAATTAAAATGAGCGATAGGCATACCAGTGCCCAATAGCCGAGCCAGAGGAGCACCGAACATAAGCCACGACATGAGTGCATAGCGCGCGTACTCCGGCCGGTTGTACATGTTGATCGCCCGCTGCCACTGCAGCAGCGAACCGTGTGGGCGCATATGTCCTTGAGTGCTTCTCCGCGGCGACGTCGATGCGTACTTGCTGCATCTTCCCTGGGGTGTAGAGCGTGGTGCCGAGAACGAAGCCAGCTTCAGTATCACTGGACTCGTGCGACTGCCACCCCATCTGGCGAACGGGCTTGACTGACGTCGAGCCGTCGGTGATCTGCTGTATCCATGCGCGCATACCGTTGAAGAACTCTTTCTCCTGACGCACTTCAGGGATGATGCCGACTGTTGAGAATGCTTTCTTCAACTCCTGCAGCGAGGCGTGCATACCCAGGTGCAGGAATAGCTCGTGTCGATCGTGTGCGGTACGCGCGATCAGCGGCAGGTATTGAATGTCGTTCTTCCCACCTACCATGTCCCGCTCCTTGAACGGCTGACCGAACTCGATGATGCCGTTGTATAGAAGCTGCGGCCCGTCATCGGACCGGATGTGCAGGGAGTCCTGCAGTACCAGCCAGTGCTCCGGCATACCAGTGGCTTCGTCGATCTTGGCCGGCGGGAGCTCTTGGTTCTGCGCACCGAACCACGCAGGCGACTTGATCAGCCCACGGCGCGGGCACCCGACGCATCCCTCCGCGCGATACGATTCTAGGACCGAACAGGTGACGCCTACGCCGCCCCAGTTCGATGCCTTCGCTTCTGTCTCTGCCGGGGTGTATCCGGGATACTGGTTGGAGAACTCGTGGATGATCCCCGGTTCGTCGGTCAGCTTGAGCGTGCCGATCATCGCGCGCCACATCGGCTCCTGCACCTTGGCTTGGTTCTCCGATGCCCACTTGAATTGCTGGCACCCCTTGATTATCTTCCGTGCGCTGAAGTCGCTGGGTCGTGAGACGTCGACAGAACCTAGGCCAAACGCTGCTGCCGGTACGTGGGTGCCGTTCGCCTTAGGCAGCGTGCCCGACGATGACGGCAGGTACCGCAGGGACCAGCGACTTCAGACTTCGAACGCTACCGCTTCACTGATCTTGATCGCGCGTACTTCCTTGGGCTGCGCTTGCTTGTAGTTGTGCGTTCCGACGGGGCGCAGGATACGTGCAGCGTCAGCCGTTGCCGTCGCGTCGATGCGCAAGCCACGCGCGAGAGCTAGAGCTTTCAGCCCTGCTGCGGCGGGACGCCAGTCGTCGATGTGTAGATCTTCGACCAGCGGCCAGTACACATGCCACCCGTAGCCGCTGTGCACCATCGTCGGTGCTGGTAGCCCTACTTCGTTTACGAACTTCGTGAATGCATCGGTTGCCTCTCGGAGAGTCTTGTAATCCTTATCGTCGCCAACATCGATGTCGAGCCAGAGAGAACGGAACCACCGCGCGTTGTCAGCCGTGCGCCCCTTGAAGCGGGCCACCGTCTCATGCTCGAAACCTCCTAGTGCCATGTACACGGTGTGCCCTTTGGCGTCCATGGCCAGGGCATCAGCAGCGATTTCGGTGTAGCTAGTTCCCTCTACGTACGTATGATTGCGTACACCTTTATCGGTGAGCTCGCATAGCACGCGCGTTCCATGTGTTGGCAGCACAAGCGAAAGAAACGTCTCGGTCGGCTGCACCGTAAGTCCTCAGCAAATTGGGTGGGTAAGGGGGCACGATACTATTCAACGCGATGAACGTGCAAGGTGCGTTTCCCAGCTGCGGGAGCGCGGTAGTTCGTGGCCACGCGAATCGAGTACCGCATGTCCATTGAACGACCTACCTCCGGCAATTTCTGCCGGAGGTATTTCTCTTGCTTCGCCGTCACGTTCTTTAGTTCGAGCACCATTCCCACCGTCAACTGCTCAAGCTTGGGCCGCAAACGTCCGAGGAACCCGCCGGCACGGGGCAGTGGCACCCCGCGCATCGGCTCACTTACTTCGATGTCATCGAAGTCCTCGTCGTTGGTGGTCATGGTGCATCACAGATCGAAGTTGTCGAGATCGATCGTGAACCCCCCGCCAGGAGCGGGAGCCGCGGTGGCTGCAGCGGGCGGTGCCGCAGGCGGCGGTGCAGCCGTGGCCGGAGCCGTGAAACGCGAAGCCCGAGTAGCACGGCAGGCTGGGGCAGCCGGTAGCCGCCGCAGGCGGAGCCGCCGTCGGCTGCGGTGCTGCGACAGGCGGCGTGTCGGCCGCAGGCGGGCGTCCCCGACGTGCGCGCGGGGGAGCGGGGGTGTGCTGGGCGGGCGCAGCCGGGACCGGCTGTGCCGTGGGCTGCGGAGCCGTCTGTTGCGGTGCTGGTGCGGTGGCTTGCGGTAGGGCGGCGGTAGTGCCTTGTTGCTTGGGCACTTGCGCATCCTCGTTCTGCACCTCATCCAGCATTTCCTTGATCACCGGGTCGACCGCGCGCTGTTCGACATGGGCCCACTCCTCCGCAGTGAGGGCGCGCATCGGGGTGAACAGGAGCTTGGGCACCGACTCCTCGTCGTCGAACGTCATGCGCGTGACGACGGCCGGGATGATGAACCCGTTGGCCTTGAGCGCTTCGATGTACGACTTCAGATTGAACTTGCGGTTGGCCTTGTCGTCTTCGCCGAAGAGCCCCATCGCGGCGATATCCATGGCGAACGCAGTACCCATGATGTTCGTCGGGTCGACCACGATGACGCGCTTCTTGTACGCGCACGCCTTGCCCTGGCCACTACGCGAGGAGTTGACTGCGTTCTGCGGACACAGCGCGCACTTGTCGGCTTGCCGGTTGGGCGAGTCAGCTTCGGGCGTTTCACCGTTCCTCGAGTAGCAGTCGGGACGAGTACCTTCCGCCTGTGCGTCGTACGCACCTGCGTAGTAGATCCGCGACACAGCCGGGTTGGCGGCGATGATCACGACGTCGAGATTGTCGCCTTGCTGCACGCCGACTTCGACACCCTTGATGTTGAACCGAAACTTTCCATTTCGAAGAGAAATGCGGTTGATCGATCGGCCGGCAAGCCCACCTTCCATCTGTGTCGCCAGCGTCTTGGCAACGGGGCTCTCCTTCAGGTACGCCGGTACGGTAGTCGGTTGCTCGAAGATTGCGATTGCGGTGGTCATATCATTTTCCTTTCAGGACCTTCAGGGTGTTGACGGTGTGTACTTTCACGCCCGGGGGGAGGAAGTTCCCACCACCGTGCGTGTCCACGACGTGCTGCATGTTCGCTTCATGAATACGTTTCTGCAGGAGCTCCGGCATGTTCTGCTCCACCAACCAAGTCATGAACGCATCCCAGTCACTGCAGCCGAAGGTACGCTTCGGCACCAGCTTGATCTCAGCTACACCAGGGATGTTCATCGATGCGACACCGGCACGGTTCAGCATGGCGGTCATGACCACTGTCAGCTGTTCCATTGCTTGCTTGTGCTTCGCGGTCTTTGCTTCGAACGCAGCTTGCTCCGCTTCCAGCTTCTCTTCGATCTTGCGATAAGCCAAAGCGGCTTCTTCCATGGTGTTGATTTCCATGGCCCCACCTCCTGTGCTAGTTACTACGACTATAAACTACTACGGACTTAATTGCAACTCTTGCCTGAACATCTCAAGCAATTCTTCCTGTGCTGCACCGCGGGTGCGCAGCACTTTGTATACACCCCACTCAAGCGGGCATCCTCCGATGTGGACGATGTTGGTTTCCAGCTTCTGCCCAGGACGGGCCATGCGCTCGTTCGCCTGCTCATACATGTCGAGCGAGTGTACTGGAGAAAACCAAACGATGAGATCCGCCTGGGTCAGATTCAACCCATGGGATATCACCTTGGGGTGAGCCACAATAGCTTGTGGGTGCGCGTGATCCACGAACGCCGTGAAGATTTCCTTGCGCTTACCGCGGTTCACATTACCGTCGATTATCTCGCAGCTGTAGGTCTTGCGAACGTGTTCGGCTACAAGGCGCAGCGCTCCGGTGTACGGCACAACGACGATGACCTTGGCCTGCGCCTGCTCCATGCACTCGTCGAGGACGTTCAGACGCGGAGCCATGTCGAGCCCGATGTACTCCCCCGCGTCCGTCTTCACCGCCCCGGCACAGATCTGCAGCAGTTTGCCGAGGAGGATCGCCGCGTTGACCGAGGTTATCTGGTGCTCCTGCGCGTAGATCACCATCTGCGACTTCATCATGTTGTAGTACGCCTGCTGCGTATCCGACATGGGCGACGCGCGATCGAGGTACGTGACCGGCGGCAGATCGAGGCAAGTCCTTCTTGGCGAAGCGGATCGCTGGTTGCATCGCGTCGTGCATACGTTGCGTTGATCCTTCCCGCGGCACCCACTTGAACATGGACACCTTGCGCATCGTCTCGTCCTTCCACCGGGTGAAGAACTTGGGCACACGATCAGGCGACACCAACTGCGCCAGTGCCCATGCATCGACGGGACCGCCAGGACACGGACGGCCGGTGAGCAGCCACAGCCACTGATCAGGGCGTAGGTACTTCTTCAACGCCTTGTAGATCTTGGTCTGCGAGTTGCGGACCATCGACGCTTCGTCGAGGATCACGAGATCAATGTCGTTGCGCGCCGGCAACTCGTCGCCCATCACCAGCATGCCGTGATGGTTCATGATGAAGAAGTCGACGTCTTCAGTCAAAGCGCACATGCGTTGATGCTTGGTGCCGTGCACCACCATCGACTTGCGGTGCATGAGATTGCGGAAGAGCTCGCGCTGCCACGTTATGTCGAGGGTGGAGAGCGTGGACAGGATCAGCACCTTCCTGATGATGCCCTGTTTCATCAGCCAGTCCGCGGCCCACAGCGATGCGATCGTTTTCCCCAGCCCCATGTCCAGCAGCACGAAGCACTTGCGGTTCATGGTCATGAACGCCGCGGTTTCGATCTGATGGTGGAACGGCTGCGGTATCTGCCGCGTGTCTCGCGGCCAGTCGTAGTTGCTGATGATCGGAGCGGGCACCTTGATGCCCAGGTTACGCAGGACCTTCGTCTCCTCGAGCCGATGCGGCATCGTAAGTACGTTGTCTTTGTGCAGCGTGGCGTGAGGGATCAGCGTGAGGATCACGTTCGGGTCCCGCACCCGTATTGCTAGTTTGTTATTTGGAAGTAGTTGCACGTTGTGTACACCCGCACATCCGAGATAGCTACGAACGTTTTCGATTTCCTCAGGGAATATCAGTAGAGCAATACCCTGAGCCAAGGTTATTTCGGTGTTCTGTAAATTTTGTAGTGGAGTTCTTTTCTTCCCCTTGTCCTTCGTTTCGATGGAGAGGAACCGGCCGTTAGCGCAGATGATGAAATCGGGAATGCCCTGTTTACCGAAGCCACACGACACCGGCATGTAGTACCAGAGAGGGGTCCACCAGTTTAGTTCTTCTTTTATTTCTTTCTTCAACTCCCCTTCCGGTGTCATGACTCCGCCACTTACACCAGCCCGCCATGCTGCGGCTTGGTCGATCTTAAGTTTGTACTTCGAATGCCGGTCTTTGATCTTGGCCATCACTTCATGATCCACAGTGAAGTCCTCGTCGATCGCGTTGATCAGCACTTCCAGATCCGCCCATTGCTTGTACGCAGCGATCATCATCTGCGTAACCCCGTCGACTTCGACTCCCTTGCTTACGTTCGCCTGGGTCACGGACCCCACAGCTTCCTTCGTCCACCAGTTACCGCGTGGCTTGTCGAGCCAAGTCTGCGCCATGATTGCTCCAAATAAAAAGGGGGCTTGCGCCCCCACCGAAAAGGTTACAGCGATTCCACGGACATGTGGATATCGGGAACGCCGCTGATGTCGCCGCCCGTTTGCTTCGAGTACACCGTCTGTCCTTTGGAAGGGTAGAGGTACCCGGTGCTGCCCGCACCGTACGACGTCCACCGCCGGGCATCGTTCGGAAACGTGGGGATCGAACGAGATCCACATCGGAATGCCGCCGGAGCTCGCTGATGCTGACACCTTGCCGCCCGTCAACGGTGATCACCGTTGAGTTGACTTGCTCGTTCGGCGACGGGAACCAAGGCAGCGTTTCAGTTCATGCCAAGGCTGGCCGGCGTCGTCGGGTACACGTTCGGGTTCGGATTGAATGCGTTGTACCACATGTTGCCTGCACCGATCGCATCCTTGATGTTCTGGTTGTTGGCCGGGTCTTTGAAGTACGCCTTCGACGGGTTTCCAATCCCCCGTTTGTTCGGCCGTGATCATCAGGGTGAAGATGCCGGATACGTTGGGCCACTTCGGGTACGGCAGATTTGCTGGGAAGAACTGCATTGATGTGCTCCTATGGGTTTACGATCAGAGAACCAACGGCCTCGTACTGCGGTGCCATGCCGTTGCCGGCAATGCCATCCGGCGTGATCCAGATGAACGGCATGATCATCACAACGCGAGGGTCTTGCAACGCACGAGTGTAGTACGGCATCGGATCTTCCCGCCATGGGTTGGCCCCGCCGGGGACGTAGATCGTCTGCTGTTCGAGGCGCATCTGTGAGAGGAGCGTGTTGTACTGTCCGTTGCTGAAGATGTTGCTGCCGTAGTTGTCGATCCCACACCAGTCGAAGGTCGAGATACCGGGCAGGTTGTTGATCGAGTTGCCCCCTCCCGCACCGTAGATAACGGCCAGGGGCAGCGGCTTCGTCGGGTCCCAATAGAACCCCGCCACCGCACGCAGCCAGTTGTTGGTGTTGATCATGTCCTGGTTCGACACGGCGACTTCATGGATGTTGGGTTCGTCGATGACGTAGAACGCGACCACGGTGTCGAGTAGGTTCTCGTTGCGCAGGCGGGTGAAGAACGTATCCATGTAGGTACGCGATACTTCTCCCGGCAGTGGGACACGCGGGTTGGTCTGCTCGAACAAGCAGAAGTCCATCGTCAGCATGACCGGGAGGTTGGCACCCTTGGCTTGCTGCGCCATGGCAACGATGTCGTTGATCAGGTTGATGCGCCCCTGTAGCGATTCCCAATCACCCCACGCGCCGATGTGCACGAGGTTGACGTGCTGGTACGTTGAGGTGATCTGCGCGGAGTCGGCCCCGTAGTAGGCGTAGAGCAGCTTACGGTTAGGGGTCAGGCGGTTCTGGCGGTATCGGGATCGGGGCATCCGACAACCTTGCGTAGCCATTCTTTGATCATTGTCATTCTCCTTTAAGAGCACGTTTGATAGTTGTTACGAACTGGTTGCGGCAGCTTGCCGCCATGCGCGGGAGTAACGTACGTCGAGTAGTGCGAGGTAGCACTGCATCTCATCGGGGTAGGATGGGTGTGCGCGGCATGAATGCGATGAGGCCTGCGACCGCTTGAGGGCCAGATGCGGGGGTAGCGTGACGGTGACATGTGGCAGCTGCACCTCCTCCACCGGCACCATAAGAAGCAGCGCCACCACCCCCTCCGCCTGCCATGCTCAAGTGCACCGCGCTTACACCAGCGGGGAACTGTGAACCAGCCTTCCATGGTGAAATCCTTCTTACCCAAACTAAGCTTTGGGCTCGGCCTTTACGCTGTTCCAAGGGATTTGCCGTGACCAATCCCTGCATGAGCTTGCGGTACCCTTCCTTGTACGCTTCTTCATTTGCGTTCACCGGTTGTCCGTTGAGTTTTGCTGCGAGAGCTTTCGCTTCACGATATTCCAGAGTGAGTATCACCAGCTTGGCCATTACCAATTCCTCCGCTTGCCGTTGTACTGACCAGGTCACCACGGACACCACTTGCTGCACAAGCCTGACGTGCGTGGTATCCACGTATCCGTTTCCATGCTGTTCTTCAATCGCTGCAGATCGTTGGTGAACAACGCCCACAGCTTGGGTATATCCTCGCGCGTGAAATCTTCCCGGTCTTTCTGCGCAGTCTTCAACCACACGAACATCGTGCGCACCGTCTGCACTTCAGGGAAGTGGAAGAACACCAGCAGTGCGAACAGCGCAAGCTGATCGGAGTTCGGTTTCTTCTTTCCCGTCTTCCAGTCGATCGCCTTTGCTACCGTGCCGTCTACCCACAATGCATCGACGATGCCGCGCAGCCACGCGTTGTCCCAATCCTTCCAGTTGCAGGGATGGAACTGCGCGTCGATGGCGAATTGATTCTCTACGTACAGCGTACCCTTCAACGCACGGAACTGGTCGGCGATCTCCTGCCACACGGTCCATGCCTTCGGAAGGGGAGTACCTTTGCTGAGGTAGTCAGCAAGAGACTTGTGCACACGGTCGCCCCACTTCCGCTCGTCGGTGTATTCCTCGTGAAGTTCTTGAGGACACGTTACCCCCCTCCTCGTGGTATTGCTTCGGGCAGTTGCGGTACTGCTCGAGTTTCGAGAAGGACCAGGAGATTGGCTTAACAACCATCGAAGATCTTTCATGTTGAAACTACCACGATCGGGGTAAATCTCTGTGTATATGATGCCAAACTTGGAGAGAAAGAATTTGCCGTACTTTGGATCTACCGAATAGGCACTGCGACAACCAGAACCGTCGTGCTGGGCATATTGCGACGTGTCAAGTTCGTAGACGCTGTAATGCAAATTGTGTACCCCCAGGAGGCACTATAAACTCCCTGCACTCTTCGGCTAGATCGAATACATTCGCGCACATCTTGCCGCCTACTGCTTTACTGCCAAGAGCAAATCGCGTGGCTCCTTGTATCCAGTTAACCGTACACCGCTTATCATGATTTTACGATCTGCCCGTAGCTACGGTGGTACCCGACCTCGCAGTTCACCGGCAACCCGGGGAGCCACTTCACCGGGTGCCACCAGCGCCTCACGCATCCAGCCCACCGCATCCTCCGCTTGATCTTCATGCACCACACCTGCCAACGAGTCGTGTACCTGCAGCACGATCTTCAGAGGTGTGCCTCTGAGTCGTAGCCATGCATCGTTAACGACCGAACCTGCCAACGACTGGCAGATGTTCTCCGTCACCTTGGCACCATGGATCTTCACCCACTTGCGTCGGTTCTGATACCAGTACGTGGGCCTGCCGTACTCGTCGTTCTCTCCCTGCGTAAGCCCGTGGTAGCGCAGCACCCGCCCCGACGGGAGGTGTATCCCGTCAGCCTTCACGACGATACACCCGTCACGCCCGAATGTATACTCTTCTCCTGCGAGAAGTCTCTTAAGAGCGGTGTTGCAATTCTTCCAGAACTGCGTGATCGCTAGGCTATTGTCCTTGTACCACTTGTGCGCTGCGGTGGCGGTAGCCAGCGTGAGGTTCACCTTGTAGTCCGGACCCTTCGCCGTGATGATGAACCGGTCGATCCCCATGCCGTAGCCCAGCGCAATCCGGATTACCTTCCCCAGCTGCCGCTCGTTGGGGTTCTCAGCCTTCGTGATGGTACGCCCGAGGAACCCCGATGCGGTGTAGCAGTACACGTCAGGGTCCGCGACCAGGCATCCCACTCACGGAACGCATGCACCACATCCTCCTGGCCGGCGATGAACGCCAGTATCCGGGGCTCGATCTGCGCCTCGTCGCCCTCCACGATGACGTGCTGGGGCGGGGCTTCCATCGAATCCTTGATCGGCCCCGAGCGCGGCAGGTTCTGGCAGGTTGAGCGAGTCCCCTCCACCTTACCGGCCGGGGTGCGCAGCGTAGTATTTCAGGAACACCGGCAGGGTGCCGCGATCGGCCACGCCTAGCAGGCGTGCCGCCCTGGTCTCCGACAAGCGTGGACTTGCCCCCTAGCCTGCACGTCACCAGCATCTGCACCGCTTCGTTCTCGTGTTCCTGCAGGGCGACGAACGCGTCGTCGGTCTTGGCGAATGCGTAGGCCAGCTTGTTCGTGGTCTTGGAGATCTTCATCGGCGGGTCGACCCCGAGCTCGACCAACGCCTGCCGCCATCTTGTCGTTGGACATGATGGTATCTTTCACTTCCTCCTCAGTGCAGCCGAGAAGGTTCGACGCCCAGATATAGTTCGCCTGCTTCCGAGCAACTACTCCCTCATAGTGCTCTCTTAGTATCTCCTTGTTTAGGCCGAGCCGCGGGTCGGTGAAGCACCGGATCGCCTCGTCGATGAGGGCGAAGCTCCTTCGCCGGGGTGCGGGGCAGCAGCCAGTTGAACAGGTTCATGCACCCGTGGTTGTCACCGCAGCAATACACCCCGTACTGCGCGAGCTCTACGGGTGTAAAGTCTTTCTGTCGCTTCCCAATCGCACGCACCACCTCGTCGCCCTTCTTCCCCAGCTGCGAGGTTTCGAGCAGCTTGGCAAGGCTGAACGCCGGTCGAAAACCCCGTAGTGCGGTGCGCCATGCACATCGAGCCAGGTACATAGCGGGGTAGCAGTTGTAGATCCACGCTGCGATGGCACGTCGAGTAGTTGTTGTGTGCCAGCATCGCACTGCTTGGACCAGTCGATCGCAGCATGCGATGGGCGGATCTCGAACGGGTCGGTGTACCTACACGGCACGGGGTGTACCCGGCTTCCAGATGCTGACGGCCGATGACTCGAAACTTGGGGAACGAATGTCTCCCTCAGTGGTGATCTTGCTGAGGCTGTACTCAGTGTCGTAGTACGTCTCGAGTCGATGGGGATTATAGGTAGGTTCATAGGGGTCATTAGTTGTTCACCATCATGGCAGCACCAGTCCTTGCAACCCACATGCGAACTTGAATATGGGGTAGCAGGTATCCACGTACCAGCCATTGCTAGTCGTACGGCTCGTTCTTTTCACAGTTGAAATCGTTGCCCGATGCTACCCACCTACCAGAGTCTTGCACTAGACTTGGCACTCGCCCTGAATGGGCACCGGCGGTATCTTCGCTAGGCATTCGCCGTTGTACTTCTTGTCATCGTCGCGATACAGGAACCGTCCCTTCGTCAGTACATATCTCATGGCAGCACCAGTCCTTCCTATAGCACAAGCGAACTTGAACACGGGGGTAGCATTCGTCCCATGTGCCCCTAGCGATTATGTCGTGGTTTCTGTACGGCTCACGGCTGTAGTCATCGCCGATGCCGACGTAGTATTTATCCGCTAAGACCTTCTTGTTGAACCGCAAGACGACCAGCGTCCCCGGCAGTGGGCGTATGTCGTTGATCGTAATATCATATAGCGATTGGTACGTGCCACCGCTAAGGGTGTTGTCCATCCACGCGTATCTCATAGCATCGGTAAGTACGTAAGAAGAGTTTCGAGAACGTCGTCCTTTGGTAGGACGCCTATGTACTTAAGCTGGTTGCCCGGGTCGTTGTATGCATCGCCTAGTTCTGGCATAGCTGCACAACAGAATGCCCACTATCGGTGCGCTCGTGCTTCAGCAGCAGGTACAGATGCCACTGCGTAATGGTCGCGGAAGCACAAGGTGATTATCGTGGACAACTGTCTCCAGCGGAGGACCTTGCGGCGGGTCCGCCTAGATCTACCCACACGTCGAACGTATCATACCGCTTGTCCTAACGATCGACAACGCTGCCTTCATCACCCTCTCCAAGGTATGCACAACGGGTGCCATCAGGAAAGAAACCGAACGGTTCCCAGCGGGATGCAGTGCTGAGTTAGCACTCGCTTCGCTTCGGCCACTTCTTCTCTATGATCGTCGGCCCCACCACTTCAATCTTTACGCGAGTCACCTGATGGTGACCGTGGACTATCCGATGCATCATCGTGTTCTCCATTAAACGATGCAGCTGTTCGAGCAGCACGTTGAACCGGTAGAGGAACGATCGCTCTATCGGAGGGTCCCCTTCACTAGTGTTCATCTTCCACCACCCACCATCACCGCGCGTGATCAGCGCGCACCATAGTCGCTTCATTGAGATTGCTCCAGTTCAGAGTAAGACTGTAGAACTCGTAGCATTCGGATATTCACTACAAACCTATAGGCTTGAATCCATCTCTCGGCATGGTGCTGGGGCTGTGGCGAGATGCTGACGTTCGCAAGCGGTCAATGCGAAACTGTCGGATCGCGTCAGATCAACTCGCAGTAAAATATTCATGCTGTGTCCTTAGTGCGGATCATGTAAAGGTACGGTTCGATCTGGTCGTACATTTCTTTTGCGAGACGCTGCAGTAGCTACAGTGGGGTTGAACATCCCATCGAACTCGTTGGCGATGTGGCTTACTCGCAAGGTCTTGCCATCCGGCGTCATCAGCAGGGAGAAGTAATCGCCTGCTCTCTGCCAGGGGCCAAGCGTTGCCACAACCAGTCGCGTACGTTCGAGTCATGTTGGGTTAAGAGCGTTGAGTGTATTGTTTGTCTATGCTGCACTTCCAGTTGCGGGCGGGCATGCAGAACTCGAGTTCCCATACACGATCACAACATCCTCGCGTAGTTCATGAACGTTTCCCACGCTTGTTCGCGCGCGGATTGTCCCCGGTGCTGACTTGCATTTCCCACGGCGTTCCTTCGGTAAACTCACCGTTGCCTTCGGCGAAAAGAAATACGGTGCGGTACTTTCTGCTGAATGAGGCCCAAGTCCACGCGCATACGCCCAGGTCTCCGGCGGAAACATGACTTCGCGCGCGTCTGTCTCCACGTAATTGCTGCTGATGGGTCCGCGCATGAACCACAGCGTCCTACCTTTTCGGTTCTGTGCTGCGTAATCTATGAACATCTTCACAACATCCTCGCGTAGTTCAATGAACGTTTCCCACAGGGTACCGAGGGTACCACGGCGAATGACTTGCTTGGTCGCACGGTTAGGCTTCTTTCCGTTGCAAGCCGACTTCACCCAGGGCCCTGGTCTACCCACAGGTACATCGGTATGTCGACGTTGGCCTTCTTGTACTTCATCGTCTTCACTGCCACGCTCCCACCCCATGGCAGTACGTCCGTTGCCACCGTTTGTCGCCATCCGATAGGCGTACCGCTTTGTAGTCCGCGCCTTTCATAACATCCTCACATAGGACTCGAAGATCGGCCATGCCTCATCGAAGTACGACCTATCCGCTACAGGAGTTCCACGTATCACTAGTGCGATAGGTCGCCAGCATCACGCCCTTACCGTACTTCTCGCTGAAGTACACCCGCAGGGCCCATGCTAACGTGCTCCATCTTCTTACGCGCTAGGGCGCAGCGGCTCGTCGATGCTGGTGTACACGGTGGCCGTTAAGGTAAACTCGTTCGCGTAACTGCCAGCCCACGAAAGACCCTGCACATACGCCTTCTTCCTAGCGGTGCGTTTCACAACACCACTCGCACCACGTTCGTGAAGTCCCAGCCAGCGGGCAGCACGGCATCCGTCGTGCAGATGATGATCACCGGTACCTTCGGGTGCAGCGCCGGTCGAGGGCAGGCACATATCCATCCGTCTGCAGGATGAACGCTTCGATCTCGTCCTCGTTCTGGCACGCCCACTCGAACGCTTCCTCCATATCCGTGCCCCCACGCCCCTTGACCGTGAGTGCGGGTAGCGGGAGATCGTCGGGCGTGAGCTCCACTACGTCATGCAGTCGCGTGTCGCATTGGCCGAAGAAGATCTTGGTCGGCTTCAACTCCTCGAGTATGTCGACCATCGCACCCTTGGCTGCGCGAAATTCCTCTGAGCTTATGAGCCAGAGGTATCACAGAAGTAAGCGATGCTCTCGATGCGCTCGTTGTACCGCCCCGGCAGGTACATGGCCCCGTGACAGATGACGCCGGTTAAATCTTCTGTAAGAAGATTCATCGTGGGTAACCTTGGCCATGCAGTGGCGCAGCTGTGCACGCCAGTCGATCTTCGGCTGATCAACTCGCCGATGAATTCCTCCATGAACCCGGGCATCTTGCCCATGCTGCGCGCCATATGCGCTGCCGCCTGCACGGCTACCTTCCACTCCTTCTCCACCGCTTCCTTCTGCGCGCTGGTCAGCGGCTTGCCATCCTCGCGGCCATCGGCTCGTGTGCGTCGAAGCCTGAGCCAGGACCCGCGGCTGACCCGTTGCCCATGCCGCCGCCGATCTTCTCCGCGTTCTTTATCAGCAGGTTGTACGTCTCCTCGAACGTCAGGTCAGGTGGCACGTTGAACAGTTCGGCAGACATGCCGATGCGGGCACAGTCATCTTCAGGTTCGGCAGTTCGCCACACATCTTGCGCAGGATGTTGTTGCCCACGATATCCATGGCGATGCCTGCGATCTGCTTGTCCCGATCACCGAAGCGAACGAGGTGGCACAGCATGTTGTGCATGATCTCGTGCAGGGCCACGAACACGACGTCACCCATCGGCCACTCGTTCAGCACGTCGGAGTTGTAGAACACCTTGCGCCCGTTGGTCGCAGCCACACCGCCGGGGCAGTCACCTTCATGTCACCCCCACTGCAGTTCGACGCCAGTGCCAGCCAGAAGCCAGCGTGCAAGGCCAGCTTGCCCTTCGCAGTTTGCATCTTGGTCTAGTTGCACTGACTTCTCCTACGAATGAGAACTAGGACTGCCACTGCGAGCAGCACTAACCATAGTGAAGATGGTTTCTGGCCACTGCATGCACTGGCATGTCGGCGCAGTAGTCCGATGGTGCAGGCGATGAGAACGTGCCGCCCGGGTAGCCGGGGCAGTGCGAGTAGTCTTTCATTTCTTGTTCCTCCGATCGGCTTCGCTGATCAGCTGGCGGATGGCACCAGCCCAGGTGGTAGCGTTTGATCCTTCTTCGCTACCCGCGTCAACATCTTCATCTGGTCGTTGTCCATCTCGACCACGACCGATGCTTGGCACTACTGAGTTTCGTTTTTCATTTAGGCCCTTTACTAAGTCGGTTGTTTCGGCATAGGCCACACCTGCACCATTGCCGTGGCTAGAATTACGTGCGGATGCAGCGCGCAGCTGCTTTCTCGGTGCGGTGCGATGCCCACATCCTCTACTTGTTGGCGGCGATGTAGTAAACGTTCTTCATCCCCCATCTCTGAGAATATCCATCGCCGCAGCGCCACCTGGAGTGCGCGCACCCTTGTATCCCTGAACGTGTCGGCGTCGTACCCTGCCAGGGTGTCCTTCACTTCATGATCATGACCTTGAGTTCGGGGTCGTCGGCCAGCCCTGCGATGAGCGGCGTATCCTTCGCCTGTTCGTTGATGTAGTCGGTCATGCTGTCGTAGATCTTCCCGTCCTTCTTGCTCAACGATCGGCCATGCGTGCGACTGCCTTGCGCAGAGTTCCTTCGCATCGTTGGCTGCAGCTTGCATGATCTCGGCCACGTAGGCGTCCACTCAGCAGCCACGCCCGCACCTAGTGCGTTTCATGATGTGGTCACCGGCAGGCACAGGCAGAAGCGCACGTCGAACTATGAGGTAGTGCGCAAGCTCCTCGACTGGCGGGTAGTCGTCGGCCTTGAACGATGCACCGAGTAATGCTTCGCCTGCTCTACTGCACCCACATACCCATCCATAAGCGCGGCAAGGGCTGCCCGGCCCGCAGCCTTCGCTTCCCGAACTGCTGCATGTAGTCCATGTAGAACGCGACCGGCATGATCCGCTGCCCTTCGATCGGGCTCGAGTACGTCTTGCGAGAGTGCCACCGATAGAACTCCCCGGTGATGGCCCACGGCTTCGAGAAGACACCGATGCCTGCGGGAGCAGAGTCTTACGTACGCGCAGTGAACCCCTCGTCGCTCCCTTCGCTTGCGTGGTTTATCGGTGATCTCCTTGTCGGTGACGGTACCCAGCTGAACGCGCAGTTCAGTACGACGATGGTTTGCCTTGTCTTGCACCTTGATTCTTTAACGGTTCATGATTTCTCCAGGTTATAGTGCTAAAGTTAGCACTCGCTAACAAGCGCACTCTTACGTTGCGCTGAACATCGCCTTGATTTCGGGTCCCCGATCATGGCGTTGAAGTCGTTGCCGGCCAGCGCTGCCACCCTTGTATCGAAGGCGATGCGTGCAGCCAGGGCCAGGAACTCGTGCGGACCCTGACCCAGGTACGCATGCATGTGCTTCACGTTCTCCTTCTTGACCTTCGATGCCAGCGTCAGACTCAACGCCCACATCACCTCTTGCTTGGACGGGAACGCAACCCGCTTACCTGCGAGGATGGCGTCGGGGTCAGGCATGGTCACCGCCACGTGCGGAAGCCGGAGATCGCAGTGCCACCGGCGTACCCACCATGCCCGCGATCTCGCTCGACAACGTGCCGCTGTCCAGCCCGGGCTCGTGCTCATCGACGTAGTTTCAGGTAGTCGCTGAACGAACTCGTAGCTGCGCGAGCTCGCGAACTGAGGCTTGGCCATCTGTGCCGGGTCGGTCGGGTCGAACGAGTTGAAGTCCGTCGGTTGCGTTTGGCCTTGTTGTCCGACGGATTGATCCGCTCCTCGCCGCGCATCTTGATGAACGCACGCAACGTCGGTTCCACCGTGACGGGCACCGTACTGAACAAACTCGTCCACGTGGGCTGCATGGTGTAGTGCGCGCATCGATTGCCCAGCTTGGTGACGATCGGTTCGCACCGCTGCGGTCCTGCACCCTGTTGCGGAAGAGCAAGTGACAGGTGTTCGGGTGAAAGATGTAGTTGTGAATTCCGGTTCTCGTGCACCATCTGGCACATGAGATTCTGCTGGCCCAGTTGCAGTCCGTCGCCTCGTCGTGAACCACATGAGGTACGGTTCGTTCGGCTCCTGCGGGGGCAGCATGTCGGCGCTGGGTAGTAGTGCGTGCGCTGCGTCTCGTCCTTCGGCACCGGCACACCGGCAATGTCGGGTACCTCGTGGTGCGCCATCTTCAGCATGAAGATGTGCTTCAACCCCACCCTTGCGCGATGTACGATGCGGTCGCGTTCTTGCCCACGCCGGTGGCCCGTCGATGAATACTGCACGCAACTTCTTGCCCATGCCCGACTTGAAGGCACGGACTGCAGCAGCTACGGTTGCTTCGAAACTCATGACACTTGCGTCGTCGCTCATGATGCTATTCCTTTCAGTGATTAGTTCTTCCGTTTGACTTCGTATTCGTACACTTTTTGTAAATGCGATAAGCACTCCTTTCCAACAGTTGTTCTCGGTGTGCAGCTGTTGCAACGCCCCGTATACCTGCAAGCTGAACTCGGGGTTGTCCAGTTCCTCCAGCACCAACTTCTCCGAGCCCATCCAGTAGGGGGCGAACGACGACGTCCCACTGGGTCGTGTCCATGGTCGCGAAGTCTTTGATATCGCTTGCCCAAGGCGTTAACTTCTTACGACAGTACCTTCGCTTCTGCCGTTCGGCATGTAAGCCTGCGGGAATTCTCTGCTCGGTCAGGATCTCTGGTGCATCGTACCCGCATGGCCGTCCTGAAAGACCACGCCGCAGTACTAGCCAGTAGCTGGGGCTCCACTTGTTTGGGCCTGGCAACAATACGGTCCGATTGCCGTCGCCTGCCATATCCAAAGTGCGCAGTCAACTGACGTAGGCCAGTGCATGTACCGGCCAACGTCTGCGTGAGCTCGGGGTGGAATCGTGACGATTATCGGTATAGGTGTCGGCTTCATCAACCACAACGTCGCCCTCGTCGCGTACAGCCACACGCTGCCGTGTATGGGCATCCTGACCCGGGATGCCACGCCTGCCCAAGTACTTTGATCGCCATCACGCAGACGCGGAATACGTCAGGCGCCGCACCTGGCGAGGTGCCTGACATATGCGTAGGCCATGAAAGTACTCCACCCGACATTCGCGCAAACTGCACGGCGCGATCTTACGAATTGCATGTGTTACCACAGGATCAGGCCCAGTTGATTGGCACGCGCCAATACCAATCCCGTATCAGCTACGTAACGATGCGTACACCGTAGGGTCATGCTCCCTACCCGCTCTCGGCCACT